GCTTACTTATCAGATCTAATTTACCAGCATTTTCTATGCCATCTATATCATTCATATTATTCGTAATATAGAATGTGTTATTATCGAGTGTGACAGTTTTGTCGGTAAACTTAAATGCCCAAGTAGGATTGTGAGAGTAAAATGAAGTAAAGCAGTCCAGCTGTTCATTGAACACCAATGACTTAGTATTAGTACTAAACCACACTTCATTGTACTTCTTATCGTACATCGCACTCTTTACTTCAGTACCATCACTGATACTCTTGTTATTGAAGAATGTCTGTACATTTCTACGCTTTGATAATGATTGAAAACCGTTACCTAATGAGCAGATTTCATTCTTATTAGAATCATACCAGTATAGTGTAGTTGGCGAAGCAACTATGCTCTTGTCGAAAATCTTACTAGAACCATTCATATTAACTACGTAGTCATACCTAGTAAGCACATCTCCCGTACCTAATACCAATGCTGCACTATTCTCATCAGTAATCAACGATCTGTCATTCACAGACGCTACACCAACAGCATCCTTCTGCCAATAATACAACTTACCACCAAATGATTTGAGATTGGTAACAGGTCCATATTGACTATCTACATCAATATAGTTGGCAAACTTAAATTTAGTCCAAGAGTCTAATGTTTCATTATTGGATTTAGCCTCGGAACAAGTGATGCGTGTATTGTTCAAACTGTTATCAATCGAATATAAAGCCTTCGGTACGTAATTCTTACTACCACTTCTACTAGTGTAAGCTGAGTTATACGAGTACAGCGCATCTTTCTGTGTATACATACTGCTCACAACAGTAGGCTTGTTCTGAATAAGATTATAACCATAAGTCTGTCTTATTCTATGATAACTATCATCTAAACGATAATTTAAGTTAAACGATGATTCCAATGGAACATAACATACAGTACAATATCTGTCTTCGCGGTTCTTGTTATTATCGTTAGAATACTGGGTTACAGATGTATTCTGATAGTCCAGTATGTTCAGATATGTGTCACCACCCCAACAGTTAACTACATTGACGCTTGAATCTGCAGCAGCCCCACAGCTAATGTATACGGAAGTCTGTCTGTTGACGTATGTACTACCACCGTATGGTGCAACATTACGCTTTACATTCGCAATTGCAGTCTTTGTAAAGTCCCACGAATAAGACGGGTCATTATCAGATAAGCATATACTATCATCGAGCTGCAGTACTGCACAATAACCATGGTTACTATAGAAGTTGTAGCCACCAGTACTTTGGTTAATATACGCTTTATTACCAATGAACTGTGCGTACTGTTTAGCATCTTCCAGATTAGTCTGATAAGGTATATCCTGGGACATTATAGCGTCTTTTATTTCGGCTGTATCAAACTTAGAAATTCTGCCCATGAAGGAATAATACTTGTATACCGCACAAGCACCGTAATACTTGGTATAATAAGTACCGTAATCTTTCCAGTCTTTATGCCTGCTATTAGGTCCTACACCAAAACTTAAGTAAGTATGGTTGTTTTTAGTCATGACTTTCCCATAGAAATTGTCATTCTCCACCTGAGAGTCTTCCACGGCTACGTTATAAATGTATGACGGCATATAACAAGACCGCAACCAATCAACGCCGGAAACATAATATTTTGATTGAACTGATGTAAGGTACACTAGTTTACCAGTGCTTATCGCATCGAGCATATTGTCTTTACTGATACAAATTTCAGGTGACACAAATTCATAGTAACTAGAATCCATTTCCAACAAATTATAGTCAGGTCCATTATCACCATGATCTCGTGTAACATACATCTTAGGCCATAAGTTGAAGAACGCCTGCGGTCTTATATCCAACGTACCGTAATTGTTTTCATTCTTACCCCACTGGTCGTACTTTACCAATGAACTAAGTATACCCTGCGTAATGATGGTTTTATCGCTGGAAGTTCTATTGCATCTAACGATCTCATAAGATACAGCATCCTCAGGTATATTATTCACAGTAAACTGAATACCTAATGCCCAACCACCAATTTCTTTGTTATTGAGACTAGCTTGGAACGGATAGATCTTACTGCTTACACTGGTAGCTAATTGTATACCCGGCATACGTATATCACCAATCCAGTGCACAGGACTAGGGATATTCTTACGGTTATAGAATATAATACCAAATCTGTATATCTCATCACGCATATATCCAAGATACTTAGCACAGGTAAAAGGACTACTGTAATTACCGATAGCGTTCTCAGGCATAGTAGAGTAATCATCAGTTGATGCTGCTGTACCATACATATAATAAGTATATACGCGCAATCCAGAACCATTACCTACGCCAACAGAACCAGAATAATTCAATTCATCCGTGTTAGCACTGGTAGCTATAGTATTAGATAGCCCAATCTCTTTGAATATAAACTGATATGATATATTCGGCCCTACACCACCTAAAGTGAGTTCTCCTGCAGTATTGTACCCGTATATATAATATTTACCATTCTCATCGAATAAATCCATATTATACGGGTTTATACAATCGTGAGAAGATGGCACTGTGATTATACTACCGTTACTTCTAATCTTACCATCTGAACCCAATGTACCAGTTATCTAACCAGAACTACTACTGTCGAGTACAACTGTACCAGAAGCATTACATCTGTATGCACGGGCATCATAATCCACATCCCAAGTAGATTCTTGCAAGTTTGCTGCGAATAATCTGTTGTCCAGTTTAGCAAGTGCTTGAGGAATAAACTCATTTGGTACCATGTCATTGAACTACTCTACGGTAATCTGCGACATATATGCACCACCGGTATCACTGTATTCAAATGTATTGAACTCGTATTCGTTTGTATTCGGTATATCTACTTCATTCAGTATATAGATACTGGGCACTTCCGTAGCACTATGATATATAATACTATACAGACGGGCTTTATTAAATCTACCGTCATTCATGAATGTAATAGATATCTTACAACCCTGATTAGTGATGGTACCTCTCAGGTCACCTTTGATCTTGTAAGAACTACCATAACTGGATGTAGACGATACAGGAATCATTTCTGATAGAGCTGCGGTAGTAGTTTCCCTACCACGCAGATCGAACAGCTGGTAACAGTATTGTATGGAGCCTGCTGGTAAAGTGCCAGCAATAGTAGAAACAAATCTAGGGGGCAGTAATACACACCCTGGAGTTATGTCATACTTTGTGGGATCAGTAAAAATGGTTTCATCAGGTTCTTGTAAGTTTATCACTTTCAAAGTAGATTTACCATCAGTAATGTAAACATTGCTGGTCAGGTTAGACTCATAATTACAAACCATTTGTACTTCAGAATCTATTTCCAAGAAACCATTAATGATCACTTTGCGTAAGTTGTTAATCTTATCTAAGCTATATATCGCATATAACTTATTACAGTTAACGCCGTTCAAATCATACTTTACCAGAACTACGCCAATCTCTTCTACTTGTCCATCTCTGTACCACTAGGTCGTAGCAACACCTAATACTGTTTCGTTTTCAGGTATTCCTTCTTCGTACTCTGAAACAGGTTCAATGTTCTGTAATACGCCATGTGTACCATTATCATTGGTAACAATACGAATATTCTCGGCGTATCTATACTGATTATCTTTCAGATAGATTACGTCGGTATCCATATCCATACCAGCTGTAAAAGTATTTACTTGACTTAAAAGTTCCATTATCTGTCGAAATTATAAATTGCATGTCTATCACCAGTTGTACTGTAGAATGTCTCGTGTTCGCTTACTTCAGGTACCAGTGTATGCCAAGCATTACCGATAGATGTAACCTCATCAGTATTGGGCATCAACGAATCTGCATATGCTTGTCTACAGTAGAAGTTCCAACTACGTTTGGCATCGTAATAGATATTCTGCGGCTTGTTACCTTTAATATACTCTATATATAGTAACTTCATTGCTACATACCAATAAGCAGCTTCAAAATATGAAGGCATGTCTGGTATAAGTAACATACCGTCCTCGTCACTATACTGAGCAAAATAAGATATCTTAAGAAATCCATCAGATACATTAGTAAAAATGTAGCCAGGCTTAGTATCATACTAAGGATACATGCTCATGTTAGTCTGCATGTGCATATGCTGGGGATTACCATTTACTGAAGGAATTGTGTGGTGATTGATCAGACAGCTCAGAGTCTGTCTTAAATTAATATCTTCTAGCTTCTTTGCAGCATCTTCATCCTTAACCAGATTGTACATGTTCTTAACAATCTAGTATAAGTCTTTATCCTGCACAATCATTTCAGGTTCATCATGTTCCTTATGCTTATTACCGTATACACTGAAACTACCTGTAGCTTTACGCATCGGTACCCAACCACCATGCTCACAAGTGGAGTAAGCTACGCTATCCAGTCTGTATAAGTCACAAGGTAACTTTACTTGAAACGAGTTCAGAGGAAGAGTAACAACTCTGTGTTCGAGCTGATTAACTGAACCTATCTTATTGATCGCTTCACTAATCCACTCCTTTATATCAGAGATCTTTATATCATCCTCTTCAAGCCCTAAATCTGCAATTACTTTTGCGATTACGGCTTTACTTGTAACTAATTTATGTATCATTTTAATTTGTGTTAAAGCTCTTCGTAATCGTGAAGCTTTTGTTTAATACACTGAGCTAATCTACGTTTATTAGCTCTCGTAAGTACAATCTAGTACTTACTCTAATTTCTCGCTATCATATCAAGCTTAGACCAGTACAATCTCATCTTATAGAAGTCTGAATGCATATTGTCCAAGTAAACGACCTTACCAAGGTCTTTAGAAGCCTTGTAATCAATTCTAAGACTTCTGTTGTCCCAATGCTTAGGTCTGTGCTTAACAATTTGTACTATGCCCATTCTATATGGTAATCTAACTCTTCTGGACTCTTCTATAAGTCTATCACGCAAATACTTGAAGTAATCGGTTACTATCGCTCTATACTTAGGATAATCTATATCGTATACACTGTCTGCTTCGATACCCTGTTTATAATCGAGATAGAAAGATGGGATAGTATACGATACTGTATGGTCTGCTTGTCTTACTATTGGATCTGTCATGCTGAGTATCTTTGTCTTCTATTACTCTGGGTTAAATTATTCTGAGTATCATCAGCCGAGTCATTCGTAGTATCAGAACGTACACTGAACATGATACGTATGTCAGTATCAAATATCAGTTTCTTTATAGTATTCCACATAGCTCCAGGCAACGGGTATTCATCCTTATCTGGATCAAAGCAGTTCTTTAGTTCAGTAGGATCCTCAGCTATTACTTCTACATCAATATACTCAAGCATATTATTTGCACCTTCTACGTATATCTTATTGCCCTTTACATAGGCAATGTAGTCTTTGCAGGTATATCTACGATACTTCTAGAATTTCATTTTGGTCTCAGAACCCAACTGGATAAGATTACCATATTGATCTTTTACTGATATCACACCAGGTCTATTCGCGAAGTCTATCAGTGTTGGTAATTCTGTATCACCTACATATTCGTAGTGTCCAGGTTCCTCCTCAACCTTACTTACATGAGTGGATATCGTAGTCGTATACAGGGGATTAACCGTTCGATCTTTGTCCAGATCCTGTTTGATTAACATCGCCCTATACGTCTTAATCCACAATTCTATCTGATGTCTACTCAACTTTTCGGATTCACCGATGTTATTGTTGCGCACATCGAGTAAAACATCATCAACTAATTCGGATAATTTCATTTTAAATGCATTTAAATTATTCAGTTAAAAACGCAAAATCAAATAAGTTGTACCGAATGTAGTCCACTATTCTACAAACTAATAGCTTTTCTTTCATATAAATTGCGAGCGAAGCGAGTAATTCTCGCTGAGCGAGCTATTTATATACGCCATCCAGCCAGTCAGCTAACCCGCGACTGCGACCGTTAGGGAGCACAAAGCGGGTTCCCGCGATCTGCGCAACACAGTATAACAAAAAAGGTAGACTTTTTAGTCTACCTTTTGCTTCATTAGCTCTTTTAATTCAGCTAACTCCTTCTTTAATGTGTCCATTTCATTGGGTTGCTCATCGGGCTAACCCAAGTATTCCAGTATCTATTCACAGTGAGACATCTCCTCATCATATCTTGCTATAGCTTCTTTCTTCGCCTTGCACTCGTTGTATCTGTTCTTAATCATATTGACTATCTCACCCTTATCAGTAGATAGCGTAAGACCTATAGCAGTATCATTGATGATAGATTTATCAGCTTGAACAGTTAATTTCTTCGATTCCCCATCACAGTTAACTGTAACGTCTATCAGTTTCTTCCGAACCTATCCGGGTATAGGGAACTAACCCTAAGGTAACGGTTCATCATATTGCGGTGAAACCTAAGTAACAGTACCTAAACTGTAGCTCGTATTCTTTTTAAATGTGCCTGTAATCTCTAACACATGCACAGTATCATTAGCTTTTAATTGATTGAACAGCATATTGATTGTTATTAAAGGGGGCACGAAGCCCCCTTAATTGTGTATTAAGCAGCCGTTGTGGTTGTCGTAGTAGAGCAAGAACAATACGGGTTGCTAGTAATATAAGCAGGTATCGGGTTAGGTCTGAGAGTAGTGATAAGGTTTGCAGTCTGATTCTGCTGTGAAGCAGCCAACTGATAACCGAAGCGTTCGTCACGTAAAGCATTAATCTCCTGCTGGAGTTGACGCTTTTCTAAGTCACAGAAGCCATTCTGGATAACCTGTGTTTGAGCTGCAATAACCTTATTCAACTGATTGAACTTATTGCAGTTGTCAGAGAGTAATGAGTTAAACCCTGCTGTTAAAGTATTCTGTAGTGTGTTAGTCTAGTTACAGTTTGATAACTGGTTTTCATAGCCCATCTTTGTGATTGCATTTGTAACCCCGCTTATTGATTCACGGACGTTGCAGCAACAGCTAGCCATCTGTGAAGCTAAATTAGCATCACCAGAAGTAATAGCATTGATAACTTGTGCACCAGACAACTGAGTATCACCAGCTAATTTAGTAATACCCATATTGATAGTATTCAGTGCAGAAGTAACAGAGTTGATATCACAATTCAGCGTAGTAGACAACTGTGCGATAGACTCTTTGTTGCCATTGATAGCATTCATTAACAAGTTAGTATCTGCATCATTATTCAACTGATTAGCCAACTGACTAGCTCCGTTAGCACCGCCAAAACCGTTACCACCGAAACCACCCCAGCAGAACCATATCAGTATAATCCAGATCCAATACCAACCGCCGTTGCCACCAAATCCACCGTTATTCATCATAGCCATCAAGGCTGCAGGATCCATATTTCCTTTGTTTTGCATTAAAGCAAGTACGCCAGGATCAATACCCTGATTCTGTACGTAAATTTTTTCAGGTTCGTACATAGTATTTATTTTTGATTATTAATATCTTGATCTTATTCTTCGCATTTCCGGGTAATGATGTCTGTGAGTAATGTGGTATCTGCCATCATAATCATCATCGTCATCATCATATTCTGCGTATTCTCGAGTAGTATAATACTCTTCCTCTTCGTCTTCTGTATCACACATGACATATTTAAAGTAATGCCACATCTTACCAGCTTCAACATCTTTGTCACCTAACCAAGCTTTGGTCAATTCAACAAAGTATTTAGTGTGGTCAGTGCTAGTCATATTAACTACCGCCTTATAGAAATCCGAGTATACCATATTCAATGCAACAAACCAGTCGTATTCATTGAATCTATTGGTATCCAGTTTGACTCCATATTGCGTAGCTAATTTAACAGCGTCATCAATGCTCCAGTGAGCACCGTGTGTGCCATCTTCATTATCCATTCGTGATACCGCTTTCAAAGCACAAGACTCAGTAAAATGAGGCCCGTACATTGATTCGTGCCTCTTCAGTCTTTCATATAACATATTGATTATCTATTTAAATTAATATTCAGTTTAATTCAATTAATCTGGAATCTTTAACTGTTATTAAATCATTACTGTTATCAATTTGATATTCATATACGGTCTTCTTCTTGAAGTCCAAGTGGAGTAATCTCTTAAACCAATTAGAGTACTTCCGCTTATATTCTTTCTTATTGATTAAGAATACTGTCTGCGCATTTTCTATCTCAATCTTATGAGTCAGTAATGTGTCTTGTTTAGTAATCTATATTGATGTTAACTCATTAGGTTTGATTACCACATCGAAGTCCTTATCCTTAACTACTACAGTAGTATCATGTTTAACAACTGTATTAGTTATCTAAGCTGTATTAACTTCTTTATCTTTGATCTTTAACTTCTTCTGTACAGTCTATATTTCCTGTATCAGACTATCATTAGACTATTTAAATTCATCTAACGTAAGCTATAACACTTTTGCGTGTTCAGCTGTATTATTATACTAATCACTATAATATTCATAGTTATTAGTAATGCGATCTATTTCAGCATTCTTAGTCTATATAGACTTATACTATAAAACAGAAATAGCAGTGAGTATCACTATGATAAACACTGCTACGAACCTGTTATATTTCTTAAATAGACCGATAATATTATTTAGTATTATCTTTGGTACCATTAGTAATATTTTTTACATCCTCATCTACAATATCTGTTATATCAACATCTAGATATTTCTCTGCTTTTGATTTAATTACTTTCGTAAAGATCTTCGTAATAATTGAATTTGGCTTAAGCGCTTTCCTACTTTCCAGTAAGGAAACAATTTCGGCGAAACATGTAGCACCAGCTATAGTCTTCGCTAACACCAAATCATCGTACGTCATAAACACGAATTTATCTAGTAACGTAAATCCTGATATCATCAAAGCCGCAAAGCACATCTTTTCAAGTGTATCCCAAAGCTTTACAGATTGGAAATGTTTATCTTTGCTAAACTTACAGTATACCTTATAACCATAGTATAAATCCAGTAGTATAAAGAGGAACGTGGTACCTATCAATGGTACTGATGGTGCTAGTATAGCCGCTAATCCAGCTATCCATCCACAGAGTGAAAGATAGCCGTCTCCAAATATACGTTTAGCAAAACTCATCATCTATTCACTTCTAACCATAAATTAATATTTTACAAGCTGCATAAAATATGAAACTGACTAGCTTAACGTGGTTATTATTGTTTAGTTGCTTTCTTAAATTGCTTAGTGAGGTAAACTAATAGCTGTTTGTACAGTATTTTACCTTTTAATAAGTGTTTTGAATCAGCAAAACCAAACCAACCGATGAAGCTAGCTAGTTTTCTACGATATTTTTTGAAGCTAACGGTCCATTTACAGAGTTTATTATTTATTCTACAGAAATGTCTTTTTATATTATTACGCACTAACGTATATTCGTGATATATTTTATAACCTACGAAATTTATACTTCTTGACTCCACTGGAAAGACTTGGTAGTTACTTTTGACTGTCAATTTTAAATTTGTTTTCAAGTATATTTCGATTGTTTCATACAATTCGTGCAATTTCTATTTATCGTCAAATAATATTACAATGTCGTCCGCATACCGATAATAATATTTAAACCCTAATTGTTCCTGTATATAGTGGTCAAAGTAATTTAGGTACAGATTTGCAAAGAATTGTGATAGATAATTACCGATGGGTACACCGTCAGCAGAATCGATAATATGGTCTAATAATCTGAGCAATCGTACGTCTTTAATTTTTCTACGTATGATTTGCTTCAAAATATCGTGGTCTATAGTTGGGTAGAACTTCTTAATGTCTAATTTTAAACAGTATTTGGTACCTTTTGGATCACGATGTAAATCTCTTTGTACATCTTGGAGCACTTTGTGTATACCTCGATTTTTTATGCAACTGTATGTATTTGGTATCATCAAACCAACCCATATCGGTTCAAGTATATTCATAATTGCGTGATGAATAATACGATCAGGGTAATAAGGCAGTCTATAAATTACTCTTTCTTTAGGTTCATATATCTTGAATAAAAAATAATCAGATGTTCTATAAGTCTCATTAACTAGCATCTCCTGTATTTTTGTACAGTAACCGATGACATCATTATCGACCTTTTTAACATCTGATCTATTAGTTTTTCCTTTTCTAGCATTACTGTGCGCTAGAATAATATTGTCGAGAGAAACAATCTTTTCAAAGAGACCGTTATATCGCTTCATTCTATCAAATTTAAGTTAATAATCTTGTTCTGAAATTGAGCAGGACGTTCGGTTTCCCTACTAGCCCCGCTCAAGTATGGTGAGAAATCTTCTACCAAGTGGTAAGGTCTCTTTCCCCGTATAGATGTTTGATCAGAGCTGCTACGGACTAAATTAAAATTGTGATAATATATGATATAGTTGAAATACTTTGTATATGTTCAATTTCATTGACCTGATATTCGCATTGGAATTCGAGACCTCATTATTCGAATTCAAATTGAAGAGTCCTGCTTTGCTGCCATTATTGGTGTTACTGCTGATTTTTTTGGTATCATTTGTTATTGCGGGTCAACTTGTTACATGAAACGAGCAACGCGGAATATCTTTTCGGAAAGACCACCTATCTGAGTATTGTTACAGATTAATCGTCCAGACAAATACTATAACGTAGAAGATTAAAAATGTTGCTAAAATTGTTTGTGTTTAACAATATTTTGCGCATTAAGCATTCGGTAAATACGTTATACGAGACCCGATAGCCGCACTGGAATACGAGACCCCATCATACGAATCCAAATAGAAGAGCCCCGCCTGGCCGCCAATATTGGCGCTACCGCCGACTAGTAAACAGTGTTCATCCGTAGCTGTGTTATCCCAGTTATAATCACACCAGTATGTAGTTCCACCGCCACCAACAGATTCTGCAAAGAAATCACAATCTTCTGTAGCTCGACAAGTTTTCTTATAACCACCACTAACACACGTTGATGCACAGAATTGTTTATATGAACTATTTAGACTTGTGGAAAATTTTGAAGGATCTGTGCACATATACCATTTTCTAGACCCGTCAGAATATTTACTGATTACATCATCGCAATATTTCCAAACATGCCCGAAAGGATTTTCGACGCCTCTATACCTACTACAATATCGTGTGACTGCTGTAGTTTCATTTCCACTAGAATCTGACTACGTCACTGTGTAAGTAACCATACCACTACCATTTCCTAGAGCATCACTTGTACCTGTCGGAATATAAGAATATTTAGTCGACCCGTTTATTGTTACGGTACCAGTTGTGGCACCAGCACCAAGACCACCCTGTTTAAAACCTTCTGCGGTAAGCGTACTATTTACAGCCTTCTAGCTATTTCTAGTTGCATATTCTACCATAAATAAATGACACAGTGCTCTATGTTGTCTGTATAAGTACATATTCCAATTATATTCCTCGTCATTACCATTAGATCTAACTGCAGATCTGATAGTAGTTCTAGTAACCGAAACTGTAGGAACTACGTCTCTGATAGACACATATACACCGTCACGGATATAACCTTCATACGCAGACACATAGTCTAATTCACGATGCCTCCATCCAGCTTTAGCATGTTCACATATTAACAATTTGTTATATCCTGTAGTAATGTCATGAGAGTAAAAGTACCAGAATTCCGGTATACTTACAAAGAATTGGTCATCTTCGAGTAATTCAGTATCTGTGCTACTAGTAATACCGTAAGCTAATGCAGACCAATCGTCGTTAAGTAAGAAGAACTTATCTTCGCCGTTTACCTTTCGAACTATATAACCACGCATCATATTTTGTATCGGTAACTCTTTATGCATAGTCATATTACCAATACGCGTCAAATCTGGACTAGTGGCGCTATCATACCAAGCTACACCATAATAATCGACGTTGCTATTCACCAGTTCATCCACATACGCCTGCAATGTATCTATGTTGTTTTGCAAAGTATTAGTTGTATTCTACAATTCATTGTTAGTAGGCAGTGCGTTTAATTTGGTAATAGCCGAATCGTCAACCAAGGACTTACCGCTTACTTTATCGACCTTAGTGGATAAAGCGTCTGTAACTGCGGCTTGTGACATAATATTGACTGTGGACGATCCGGTAGCCTATACAGGAGTAATTGGTTGCACAGCATAGTTAGTTAGCGCGACGTAGTTACCACTATCATTTTTATATTTTAATATGGCCATTTTAAAATCAAATTAGATTATTTTTTTGTTTCAGTTGTGTGAACATAGCATCTATCTGTGCTTTAGTGTACACTTCTATATTAGCATCAGCAGTAGTATCTACTATTAATTTTTCATCAACTGTGTTTATTTTTTTAGTGAGGTCATTTAAGTTACGTGAAATATGTAGTTGCAGGTTGTTTTCAATCTTTGTAGCACGTGCAGTCTCTTCAGATATAGATGCAGTTCTAGCGTCCACTTCAGTATTTAAATCTTCCTGTAACTGATTTTCCTTTATAGTTGCTCGAGCTACTTCATTATCTATGTTATCTTGCAGCTACTTTTCCGCTTTAATAGCCCGACTTTTTTCGTAAGCTATCGCAGTTTCAACTTGATCAGCAGTATATACACTTATTGCATTATCATCATTGTAATCAACTAGTAAATCGGTTGGTGTGTTAGATGTTTCCGTACCCTTCACTACTTTACTGTTTATAGTTTTAGTGAGGCTATCTACATCAGGTGCGTCTTTAAGCTAACTCCAACTGATCTGTTCATCATCTAATGTAGCACTAATTGTGTTGTCATCTGCTATAGTGATGTGCTTACCAGCTTTAAGTTTACCCTGCATGTCACTACGTACATTAGCTAAGCCTGTGATTACTTCAGTACGTAGCTCGCTGAGCTGATGCTGCTTAACAAAATCAGCAAAATCAGTTGCTGTTATTATACCAGCTTGACCTGTAGATGCCGTAGGTAGTTGTACAGTTGTCTGATCTCCAGTATAAGACTGTATTATGAGTGTTACTGTATCGGTATTGGCACTATCTGTAGATACACTGCTGACTGTTTTAGCCAAGTCTTCAGTTCTAATTAGTCTATTGTCGGCATCGTCATCCACTTTACTGTTTAAGAGCTCATTTACTTGAGCTTTGGTGTAATAGTCAAATAACTCCGCTTTAGTACCAACATTCAACGTGACCCATTCCTCACCATTAAAGTACTTTATAATACCCCCATAAGGGTTGGCAACCAGGTCAATCCAGTAGTCGACTTCAATTGGATTGGGCTGCTCTTTAGTGGCTAAGAAAAGTATTTTATTTGTTATCATTATATATACGTATATGTTATGAATAAATGCCTCTCAGACGCATTTTAAGCCGTTCTGAGCGACTTTCTCCTTTTTAGTGATAAGTTGTAGCTTTGAGAGCTAATTAACCGTTAAATTCAACTAGATTAGCTGTAGAGCCATTAGGTTGCATAACGTCTATGTGAACCCAAGTAACATCCTTTTCTAATCTGATCGGGTATTCAAACTTATCAATATTTGCTTTGATGATCTTGCGTGTCTCTTCAGCTGATTGATCTTTAGCGTTAAAGTCTATAGCCTTACCAAGACAGTGAGCTGACATATAGATTGAACTCTTTTGTTTTACCAATGAACACATGTTACAACGGAGTCCACGTTGTGAGAACTGACCGTTATTGTGCCAAGTGTTTATTGTCATAGGTACTTTGAGTACTTCAAATCGTAAAGTGTAAAGTGTACTCAATAGTTCCGTACTAAGGAACTGCCAAGAGGCTTCACCAAATTTATTATAACAATGTGAACAGACCAATTCCTGTACATGGAAACTCTGTTTCAGTGCATCTATTAATTCTTGTCTAGTCTTATTCATCTGTGTCAGATTTTACACCAAGTGCTATTAATAAAGCATTATACTCATTACTTATATCACTCAGTTTATCCATATATGATTCTAAGTCAACCGATACCGATGTACTTACTGTTGATTTTGTTATAGTACCTATATAGATACCGCTATCTATATCGTATACATATGCTGTTATAGTATAACTTGCGTTGTCGGAGTCCTCGTCATCTATAGTAGCACTGCCTTTGAACGTGTAATTAGTACCAGTATACTCAAAATTCTTTACAGTGCTTGTAGTAGTAATTATTAGTGTATTGTTTTCCATATCAAATATATGTATCTTCAGATTGTGTGATAAAATTCTTTCCGGAGTTCCATGATAAATATAACCATCCAGTACCACCTCTGCCATTTGCTGTAGCCCCATAAGTACTGAATAGTTTAGGTACTTTAAGATATACACTAGTCGTTGCACCATTTGGAACACTTACACAGCTTAACTCGTTTTTTTTATCAAGTCCGTCAATAATTGTTGGTGTTACATATTTAGTACTTGTAATGCCACCATCATTTGTGCCTACTAGCACTTGGAAAGTACCTCCACCTTTATAAGGATATAATGTAAAGTTACCACCATCTTTATTACCAAAAGTTAACCACAGATATACAGTGCCATCCCAATTAGTCGGTTTAGTATTTACTGCGTTTTTTGGCATCCATGTAATACCATCGTAAGAAATTTCATAAACACCACCACTTATTTTGGATTGGTATTCAGCTTTATATGTGGTTAACCAGTAATTATCATCATCATATGGCAAAGGATAACATATCGCTTTATTGGTATTTACCAAGTAAGGTATCACTTGCGTGTAATATGCCAAATCATCGCATATGGCAAAATCAGCATCAGGTACAGCTGGTAGATTTATCCATACTGAATAGTAGCCGTCACCTACATAACCATCTTCGTCATATACAGTTTCAACATAACTACCAACTGCAGAATCACCTTCATCTTTTGTACCAGAATAAAATACAGCAACCGCCAATTTTGTTTTACTGAGATCTTCTGTAAAGTCTGAAAGTTGCAAATTGTGTTCATCATCTGTCACATCAGTGTTTATCTAATATCTCACAGAAGGTGTATCATATGCATTAACACTTATGATAGTACCTTTGGCGTGACCACTTTTAACAGGCGGTACAGCAGCATGATAATAACCATCAAAATCTAATAATCGGTAATACTCAACGACGTCATCTTTTACACCTCTCGGTTTATTATATTCCCAATTGGAATCGCTATAACCCGATACTAAACCGTATGGTGGATTTATAGTTGGTATCGTAAGTCCCCACTGTGTGTCTGAACCAGCAAAAGAACTAAGCTGTGATTTTTCGTCAGATCTTATCGGTTTACACTTAGACCACTTGTTTATATTCGCACTAGTACATAGACCGCTAAGCGTCTTTGTACTAATACCCAATGCATTTTGTACATCCGACATAGCAACAGGTGCTGTTATTAATGCGGTGTCTTTATTATAACTCATAACCTAATGTATTCAATATGTTAATAACCTTATTGAGTGTAGCCTTTAACTCTCTATTCTCCTTCTCCAACTCATCAATTCGTTTAGAATTTACGATGCCGATTGTTGTACCAAGCGTGGCATAATTGAGTGATAATTTGTCGTCACCCACTACTAATTCAGGTAACACCTCTTTCCAATATTGCGCAGATGTACCGATGTGTGTGGCAGTATCAGTCTTATCTTTCCACTTAAACACAAATAATGGCGCGTTTGATATTTTTGCTGGATCAATTATTACATCTGATATTACTTCCTTATAACGCATATCTGATGTAGCTGTAACATCGCCTGCAGCTATAACATTACCTGTAGCAGTGACTTTAAATACATCATCGTTGCCTGTAATGTCCATTGCAAAATAAGAATCTGTATCATCACCAAACGCAAAACCTAAGTCCGCAATTTTACCATCTGCGTTCTTAAATCTAATCGCAGAACCATAATTGCCAGTCGTACTTCGAAGCAACGTCAATACTTGATAAGCTGAATTTTTTATAGTGGCTGATCCTGATACAGTTAGTGAACCACCTACAGTTACATCGCTACTAAAAGAACCTGTAGTTGCCCCAGATAATGCACCACTGACATTCGCGCTGCCATTAAATGACTAACCCCATATAGTACGAGAATTTTTCAAAGTTGTTGCAGTATCCGCATTGCCTGTACAAGATGCAGATGAACCGGTAATCGATATGCCAACACCTGTAGTATTTATTGCAACAGGTTTACCACCGCTGAAATACACCGGCAATGTAGTTGAACCTGCAGAGGAATCCAGTTTTACCGCACTTGTGGCGGATCCACCAACGCTGGATGATCCAGCGTAAGTAGTAGTACTTGCTAGATAATCAGATGTCGATTTGGTTACAATCGTACCAAATGCGCCCTTGTTACAATAAGCTAAATTAGATGTGCCAGATGAATTATATGCGCCATTCCAAAATGCCATAAATGACATGGTTGGCAGTATGTAGTCATCTGTAGTATTACCTGTCCACCCTGTATTTGTGGCAGCCGTTGCTACTTTTAAGCTCTTCAAACTTGCAATATCAGTAATTGCGTGAGTATGTGAGCTTGGAGTATATGTAGAAGGTTTCCCTGTAATAGCACTCCATGCCATACTACTTGGATAAGCAGGAATAGTAATATTATTATCAGACACACTATATTTAGTAGTGCCTACAGTTACAGAAGAGGCGTAACTATGAGTATGGCTACTAGGGCTGTAAGTACTCGGCTTTCCTGTTATACTATCCCATGCCCAAGTGGTAGGGAAATCCGTAATCTGACTCTTGGTGTGCGTATGGCTACTTGGCGTATAAGTACTCGGTTTATCAGTAATAGCCGACCAAGCCATACTTGTAGGATATGCAGGCAAGGTTACTATATTGTTTGATGCAGTATATGAAGTATCCCCTACTTTAACAGTAGACACATACCCATGTGTATGTCCACTTAAAGAGAATGTAGATTCTTTCTTTAATGTTAATGTGCTGCCACTAATAGAAGCAGATGTGACAGCATTGCCACTCCCACTTGTAGCTACAGTATCCACTTTACCTGTTACATCACTTGCTGTAAGATACTTTTTATTTGTTACCCATGTTTCTGTAGCATATCCAGTTAAATCTGGAACAATATCAGTTTGTTCTTTATTTATCCAGTGCGTTCCATCATACACCAGTACATCACCTGAAACAGCTGATGTTATCGTCGTGTCAAGTAAATCTGCCAATGTATTGGATCCAACATCAGACGAAGTTGAACTATCACTAGTACCTCCAGCTGTCACATCACCTGTAGAATAAATAGGTGTGTCAAATTTTAATGCTCCGGCGTCAGAATCCCAACTGATCGTCGCATCACCGATCACTATAGATTTACTAGACGGTACTTTGACACCAGATGAAAGAGTTGCTAATCCCGTAGATACGAATGTACCACCAACTGTCAGATTACCTGGTACCGATGTATTGCCGCTGCTGTCTAATAGTGCTAATGTTCGTTTTACAGTACCTGTTGTGAATGTACCGCTATATTGTCTAACATATATCGGTTCGGATGCATTATCAGATGTAGCAAGCTCAACAAAACCGGCGTCGCTAGCCGTACCGCCTATACGTAGGCGAAATCCATCATTATCAGCCATTGTTGCTAAAATGAGGTCAGCCGAATTAGTACCTGTAAGACTTTTATACACTTGACTTGCTGTAGTAGCAGTTGTTGCTGTTGTAGCGTTACCTGATAAGTTGCCGGTAAACGTGGTAGCATAGACGTTACTCCATTTTGCACTAGTGGTACCGAGTGTGTATGTGTTATCGGACGACGGTGCAATCGCTTTGCTTGTAAGCGTACCTGTTAACGTACCACCTGTAAGTGGTAAATACTTCGCAAGTAACGAATCTACGGTTAACGATGTGTATGCGTCGGTGATACCGTAGCCGGAAAGTGTAGTTGCTTTATCTGCTTTGCCACTAATGTCTTGATGGCTTGTTAAAAATTTAGTACCTTTTGTTAACGTCAGCGTATGGTTACTAATCGTGGCGGTAGTAACAGCGTTGCCATCGCCGGTAACAGTTACGATATTAACACCATCTGTGATACCATACCCTTGCAATGTTGTAGCCTTGTCAGCTTTACTGCTAATATCTGTAATGTAGCCTTGCCCAGCGACATAGTCTTTTGTTGCATAATCACTTAGGTCTGGTACTATGTCAGATTGTGGCTTATTTACCCAATGAGTGCCGTTATATATAAGGACGTTACCATCTGTAGCAGATGTAATTGCAGTATCTACTAAGTCGTATAAAGCTTTTGCACCACCGCTGCCACTACCTACAGTAGTAGAAGTAGTCGCGCTTGCCACAACATCACCTGTAGTAAGGAGATGTATCGCAGCTGATGCTTCGCTGGGTGTTTCATCTTTGTGATATATGCGCAGGTAACCAGAACCATCCTCAGATGTATCGTCTGTTTGCCATTGTATCTTAGCATTACCTATTATGATATAGTCAGTTGATTCGATGTTGGTAAACGGGATAGTAGGCTCAACGTACTTACTGTTCCCGTTTGTTATAACCTTAAATGCACTGAATAACGGACCCATGTCTACATCACCGAGTACAATACCATTGAATGTTGCGGTGAGGTCACCGTCGGCATTCCACTGAATGTTGTTGTTAGCTAAGTAACCAGATCCATCCATACGAATCAATGCCTTAGCTGCGTCGGAGTCTTTACTAGTCTTTTTGTCCTTACAGTTACCACCCCACCAAGATGCAATAGTGGTATCATTTTCATACATACCGTTGCTACCAGCCATTGGCACGAAGTTGTTACCAGTATCGTGATAACCGAGTATTAATGCTGCAGTTTGAATTAAACCACCGCTGATTTCAGTAGTTTCATTGGTAATCGCCTTGGTCAGATAGGATATACTCTCAGCATAGCTAGTTATCTTAGTATTGAGTATATCCATTATTACATTATTGATGTATGTAATAGCTTTGGATAAGTCGCTATACTTAGTATTAAATGTCTTATAATAAGAACGAAGTGTAGCTGCTGTAGAGCTATCAACACTTTTATCAGTACTTATCTTATCTAATAAACCATACAAAGCTGTATATGCATCGTCTAATGCAGCCTATGCTTTAATGAGTGTAGCTTTAGCTACAGCTAAATCTGTGCTAGTGGTTGTCTCTTGATTGGCAACAATAGTCTGTGTTTTAACATCATCTACGGCGTCATCAGCATCAGTCTTCAATTGTGCTAAATAGGTCATAGCTGCAGTAATAGCTTCAATTTCGTCAGCATCTACTTCACCGTCAGCTATAGCGGCGTCTGTTATCTGATACACATTGACTAAGCCAGAAGCAAGATTGTTTAGTTTACTCTGGGCTGACTGGGCTAACTCTCTAGCTCGACTAGCAAGAGTATCATCCGTATATTTAACTTTCTTGGTCCAGTCTTTTTCGTTGAAAGTAGTGTTACTTATTAGAGCTACTAATAAGTCGCCAGTACTGTAATTACCACAGGTTTCACCTTCATTAAGTATCCACAGATCATTTGCATTATAGCTTGACGGCTGATTTACATATATAGCTGCCTTACCGTCAATTGTATCAAATACTTCTTTAGGCACGCTTTGATAATCCCATTCAGTACCAGTCCAGTAGAATGTCTTGCCGTAGTCCTTACTATTGGAATCACTGTTATACCACAAATCACCTTTGTGTAAGGCTTTGTCTTCATCGGTAGTCCAAGACTTCGACGGGTCTGTAGATTGATACCAAGTTTCAGCTTTACCGTCCACTTGGGATTGAATCTCTTTGATATTCTCCGCGTATACTTCTTTAAAGGCTTCAAGCGCACTATTGTCGGTATACTTTGATGCAAGTGTCCAATGCTTTATACTAAATAATTGACCAGCTTCTTTACCTGTAACACAGACAAGCAGATCATCGTTATAGACAACCTGATCACCTTCAACCCAGTATGCACACAACCAAGTATCACCTACATCGTATGAATCTGAATCTTTAGGGTGTGCGTCTGAGTCTTTAGTGGGGTAATAAAAGCTTTTACGTTTACCATCAGCTGTATCTTGGGCTTGTTTAGCGGCAGTTAATGCTTTTACTATATCGTTGTCCTATATCTGTACCCAATTGTATACCCCGTCAGTTAATTGAAATCTGTACGCATACCCTTGCGCAGAGTAGTATAAGTCACCAAGGTGTATGTTCTTTGCGTCGTCGTCAACCCAGTTAGCAGCCGGTAGGTTTTCCAGTGTAGGTTCATCGTCGTAGAACCAAGTCTCAATGGCCCCATCTACCTGATTCTGCAGTATGTCAATATCTTTACGCAATGCTGTATCGTATGCAGACAGGTTCTCATTGAATTGGTTGGACAGCTCATTTAATGCATCAGAAATAGTCTGTTGTGAACCGTCACTATTTTCCAGTGTAGAAGCTGCAGAGATATTACCCTTGACAGATAAACCTTCTTCTGGCGTATACTTCATATAGCTGGTGTGTTCTCTATCACCAATGTAAGTATCACCGTATACGTTTAAGTAACCTTTCCATGTCTGATGATCGACACCCATACTTATGTAGTTCTTATCTGCATAAGAATAGTCGTCAATACCAGCATACAATGTAATAGTAGGAGACATAGTTTCGACAGTAGACTGTATTATTACTGCTTGTCTATCTGCTTCAGTACGGTTACCTACTGTAACCATTGCGTCGCCTACTTCAGGTACATCGTTGCTATAAGCGGAATCACAGTCGAAAGCATCCAAGTCTATATAGTCTTCACCAACGGCAGTACACAAACGCCAATAGTATTTATTAGATGCATTAGTGGTAGTACCTTCTTTTACATTGAATGTACGACACTGTACTTGGTCATTAACACGGAATTCGTTGTCTACCTTTTCTGTAGTACCATCGTGGTCGCTTTCCTATACGGTATTGATATAACAACGCCAGCCTGTCAGTGTACCAGAATCATCACGGAGTTCTTCTACTGCTTTACATGTAGCACCTGCAGGACCGAGTATAATTGTGCCACCAGTATACGAAAGCTTACGAATTTCCAGTTCATTAAATAAAGCTTTTACTCTAACGAATAATTCGTCTACTTCCAAGTATGACTTACCGTTGTTACGATTAGATGACAACAGATAACCTGTACCAAAAGTACCTTCTGTCAAGTTGGTAGACTTTATCTCATTAGTTATCAAGCCTCCAAGTAATCGCAGTAAGTATTTGGTTTCATCCTGCGCGTCCTTGCGCAAGAAGTCTTTACGTGTCCTGAGTGCTGAAAATACATTCGTATCAGATGGTGATGTTGTACTACTAGTAGTTAGTATATCTATGCTGCTACCACTACCACTGCTGCTGTAATATACAGATGTACCACCGCCAGAACTACTACTGGAAGTAGTAGAACTAGTGGTGGTCCCCTTATTACCAGGCGTAGCAAACCAATCTGGTATGGAAGTATACTAATTATTCTTATAAGCTGCCATATTACTTAATTAATTGGTTGATCAGACTGTTTAATTTCGCGCGTTGAGCGATACTCAACCAACCGCTGTATTTGTGGTTCTTTAATGTTTTGATGTAGTTTGCGCATGTAAGATTGTAAATCTGGTCTAAATTGATAACACTACTGTAACGTAGATAATCATTCACAGACTTACATATTTCATAATTCTGTACAATCATAGTCTACAGTAATTACCTGTGCAAGTACTGCATCTAGTAGTGCGTTTACTGTAGGTACCGCATACATGCGCAGTAGGGATCTCGAGTAAACGACATAAATCTACGTAGAACTGAATTGCATCATCCATCAAATTGTTCTCATATGCATATTCAAATAACTGTGATTTAAATGCACAGAGCACAATCTTTTGTTTCTGCACACCATCCAAGCAGGTTTCACAGAATGTTTCAAGCATATTGATCTTACGCTGGTATAAGTTGACCAAATCCACAGCTAGTACTACTTGGTCTTCGATACGTACTATTACAGCGGTAAGATTGTACTTGGATAAATCGATAATCATACCATCCGGTTCAACATCTTCAAACTCTGCAGTATAAGTGTGAACGGAATCGTCATCGCTATAGACGTTAGATCTGTTATCAATGCTGTCTATGTATACCTTACTAACAGTACCGTCAACAGATAACGTCAGAATATCATTTTCTAATTTGACGCTTTTAATTTCCATGTGAGTATAAACTAAAAAAGCGAGGCCGAGGATCAACCTCAAACCTCGCTTGGGTTTAATAAAGAAACCGTTAATTATGCTGCAGTGCTAGAAGCAGTTGCTGCTGCACCTGTAACGAATGCATCCAGAGCCTTAGCAAATACTGAAGTAGCATTTGTAGTAGCGTGCTTGATGTACAATTCAGTAGTCAACGGAGTAGCCTTAACATACTGATTGTCAGGACTCAGATACAGGTTATCGTTGTGGATAGTGAAGTAGTCATAAGTAGCACCCTTGGTAACCTTACGATCCTGCTCGATAGTAGGATAAGCACCGGTGAATACATGACCCTTATAACCCATAGCACGCAACTCAGCATCACGTACCTGCTTCCAGTAGCCCTTACCAGCTTCACCCTGAGTACGAGTGATAACTGCACCAGCAACTGATTCGGGGAAGTTGTTCAGCAGAGCTGAAGGAGTAGTTACATAGAAAGATGCTTCCATAGCTACTACACTATACTCAACCAAAGAATCGATATCCTCGTTATCATCCTTTTCCATTGCAGTCAGCGTCAGCTTGTGAGATGCAAAAGTAGCGGTGATACGACGGTTCTTGTGAGCATTAATCTTCTTCAACAAAGCGTTACCCAGATCATCAGCAGTTTCGCTAGTAGCATATACCTCGTAGGTATGAGTGAACTGACCCGGAGCTTCATAGATATCCTTATAAACAATACGCAAAACGTATCTATTACCGATAACCGGCTTAACAGAAGTCAGGTCAATTTCGATCTTATCCTGAACAGGGGCAACATAATCACCCTGTACATAAGACGGCTTGGAACCCTTCTGAATTGCGTTAGAGAATTCGATTACGCGCTTCGTAGCAGTAGTACCATCCGGCAACGTAATAGTTGCGTTATCCTGAGCTACACCAATATAAATAGTGGTAGCGTCAACTGCTGCTGCAGCGGTCTTAATCAAACTCTTATTTTCGTCGAACAAAGCTACATCACCCTTAGACAGAGCATCTACAGTAGAGTAGCTAGTAGGACACTTTTCACCGATTAACACGGTATCAACTCTTGTAAACATAGATTATAATTAATTGTTGTTAGACTTAGCGCCAGTCTGCTTGTCTTCTACTTTTCTATTCGAATTTCCACGTCGATCAAGCGCATTAATTTATTCCATTGTGCTAACCTCAGCGTCATGAGTTTGAATACGCGGATTAGCTTGATTCTCTAGATACATCTGAGCAGCAATCTTTACTATCTCTGAATGTGTATGCTCAGGCATATCTGTATAATCATCAAACGGTTCAGAATGAATATCGATGTATTTCGGTTGCTTTAAATACAATATATCGTATTTAGCAACTTTGTAATTACCGTCTGTGTAAAGCCTTATCTGATTGCCATACAGCAATTTGAGCGGTTTAGCTTTACAATATTTTAAGTGGTGTTCTGATAATGAATTTTCCAACTGACGGTCTATAGTCTCTATCGTAGTTTCTATAGTATCAGTAGTCTTTACTACATATTCACCGTCTTCGTCTGTTTCCCAACAGTCGTTTATTTCACCATCAGCAGGGGATATACCAGCAGTATCACCAAGTAACACAACGTAATCGTTTGGGAGTGTTACATCATATTCGGACTTACTGGTAGTTGTTATATCAGCATCTGCGTATGATTTCTTAGTAACAAGAGTTCTAAGATCGTCGATACGCTTCTGATTTTGTTCAAACCCTTTCTGCTTATAGTTGATGCCAGAGTATCTAGTTTTCCAGAACTTCTCCAGTCCACGGTTCAACCACCACTCAATATCGGACGATTTGGGTTTCTTAAACGCATCATCTAATACGTTTATTTCTAACTCAAATGCTTCTTGAAGTTCTATGAATGTCATGATTACTGATTGTTAGAATTCTTATTACTATTACCAGACAGTCTATATCTATTTTCTACGATAAACATCTCTACGGCACCTTCAACGATTTCCATATGTACGTTCTCAGGCAGCTCGCAGTGATCCAACACTTCTACATTGTCTACACCAATCACATTGAACTTTTTAGGCTTACGATAGTAAACCAAGTCTACTGCTGCGATTTTAGTGTAAGTATCATGGATTACGTTCAGATAGATGTCTTCAGATATGTCATTGTTCTGGCCAGAGTTCAGTACTACATAAGGATTACGTAAGATTGCCTTATTATCAAAAGTGCTCAGAACATGCCATACGTCATCTTCACGAATAGTCTTATTACTAGTAATTGCTAAATGTGCATCACCATCAGCACTAACAGCACCTTTGTAAGTTTGACTCAGTTTACTGTTACTACGGATATATAAAAAGTAATCACTCGGTAATATAAACTTAGTAGAAGAACAATCTGTATCTGAAAATTCTGCAGTAGTGTTAGTAGTGGTAGAAGTATTCTCAGTAGTGGTAGTACCATCAGTATACTTAGTAGTTACAGCTACTGAAGCGACATTACTCGATGTAGTTGTTTCCTTACCAGCATCATCCTTTGTGGTAACAGACACTGTCACAGACTCCGTACTTGCCGTACTATACTTTGTAACAGGTGATAAAGTAGTACGTACAATCAAACCCTTTAAAGCATCCTGATTCTTCTTCTGTGAACGAGTGCCGTCAGCTACCTGGTCTTCACGTAAGTAATTGTCGCGTACGAATCGTTCGGTATATGCGTTAAGAAATGAAAATATAGTATCAGACGTAAGCTTCTCCTTCAACTCGAAGTCAGGATTCATCAACGTAATACGTCTTTCAAATTCTACTTGAAATTCTTTTGCGGTCTTCATTATTCGCTAATTGTATTAAGTGATTGTTTGGTTTGCGTACGCTTCGATTCTATATCTTCTAATGCGAGTAACGCAGCCTTATTAACTATTTCATATTGCATATACTCTGGTATTTCAGTCATGCCACCTGTACCAAGATTTTCAACTTTAGTAGGGTATTTGATGTAAGTGATATCTACTGTATACGGCGACTTCATCGTATCTGTGTCAATATATATATATAGTGTATTGTTTTCAACAGTTGCAACAGGAATGTCAATCCACGGTTTGTTGTTATAAGTCTCAAGGAACCGATTAGCCACCTCATGATCTATCAACCTTGCTGTAGTCTGCGGTTTACGATCGCTTGTAGGTTCTGTCCAATGGACCACTGCGTTTACGAAGAACATTCTATTTTTTTCAGTAGTACACAGGTTGTTAAATACGATACGATTAGTATTGTCTTCTGTACTGCAACTTGTGTTTTTATCAGTCTTGACCAATTTCTCTAAATCCTAGATACGCTTTACACTACCTTCAAAAGCTTGCTGCAATGTGTTATTACCAGTAAATTTAGTATTAACCACAGTAATAGTAGCTTGATTCAACCAGTAGTCTATTTCTTCATCTAAGAATGCAGGGCAACCGCCAAAGGCAATACTCTTTGAATTCTTATCGATTTCTACTTTAAATGCGGTGTGTAATTCTTCTCTAGTCATAATTATTTAGATTTGATCTCAGATTGGATGGCCAAGAAAATATCCTGGTTTTTCTTATCCTTTAAGTATGCAATCACGTCATCAATACCATTACCAATAAGGTCAGTACCAAAGTAATATGCGGATCTATTTTTACGTATAATATTTTTGCTCAGAGCTTCTTCAACCATATAGTTGAATTCCTTATTAGGATTCTCTACCCAAATACGGATGTACTTAGCGGGATCTTTTTCAATCAGCTCTGTAAGTTTAGCCTCAACCATTTCATTAGAAAGGGTATCTGCTTTAACACCAAACAGTCTAAGGCACTTACGCATTTCCTCAAGATTCATCTTATCCAGAGATCTAAATGCATCACGCTTAACCTTATTAACTCGATTGGTTTGTTCTGCTTCAGCTTCTTTATTAATCAGAACGTAGTCTGTTGAAGGTGATACTTTATTCAAGCCCACAGCTACGCGCTTGTGACCTTTAAGGAATAAGTACTGTAACTCACCTTCGGGAGTATCAGTGTTGATTATCAAATCATTCTTACCAATCTTGATAGCGAATGTATCCCAGTAAGTAGAATCAGGGCTGAGTGTACCAGGTTCAAAGCGTAACTTTGATTCCATATCAGCCTGCTGTTCCTTAGTTAAACCAGTGTATCTGCTACCAGATCTAGTCCAGTAAGAACCAAGATAATCAAAACAATTAGACCATTTAATCAACCCGGTCCAAGGGTTTACTTTTGTCATTCTAACGATTACTTCCATAATATTATTCAATATTAGATTGTTCAGTTATGCTGCTAATGCTGTATCAGTATTAGCGTATTTCCAGATAAATTTTACTCTCCAGTCAGCAGGATTTAAATCAGTACGTTTTAGTTGTTTACTAATGGTATCACGATTGATGCCTGTTGCACGACTTGCTGCTATAATCGATTCGTAAGTTACAATATATTCACCGGTCTTCGTGTATTGTTCAACTGGTTTCGCAGAATAAGTCATTATCATATCTTTCAAGTGGACTCTCTGTTTTTCGGAACATCTACCTTTGCGACTCTCTGACATCTTTCGTTTAGTTTCATCAGATGCCCTGCGACCGATTGCCTTTTGTCTGATCTTCTCTTTAGTTTCTTCAGAATGCATTCTACCGAAAGTACCATCGCCTCCTTCAGTGAGGTTATATCCGATCGAACGATCCATGGAATTGTAAAACTTAATCCAGTATTTCTCTTTTTCTTTTAGCTCGTCATATGTATCTGCGAAGTCAATCACTTCTAGTGTGAAGTTCTCTTCGCCATACTTGGCCATAGATTTGTGTATAGGGCAAGGATCTCCGATACGAGATTCATACCAATGGTGTCGATATCTTATACCGGAGCCTTGATTTGTTATCCCTATATAAATCTTATTAGTAACTTTATTTGTGATTTTGTATACTTCTAAACTTTCCATAGATGTGAATTTTTAGTATTCACATACTATAACGTAAGCAAGCATAAAAAGTTGCTAATAATTTGAAATTATTTTTGATGCCGGGTTACTCACTCAACATGATCAACTCTCCGCAGGCGCGAGGATCACGAAGCATGATACCACATTCGCCAAGGAAATGTACGCTATAGCCGTCCTTCGCATTACTACGAACTTCCGTGTTAGAGTGTGCATAACCAGCAGGAGTTACAGCACCAGCAGTACACCAGTTGATGAACTCGCGGTCCTTGCGTACAACCTTAACCACGTTAGCTTCACCATCACGGCGGCCCAGGTCAAGGAACGTCATACGATAAGATTCCAGCGGCTTCAGCGTTACAGGATGCAACTGACGGTTGTAAACCAGATTGTCATACAACGGGAAGTACTTCAGCGTCAACTCGATACCGTTAGTCATCTTATAGGTCTTGAACTGACCACCGAAGGTCAAGCTATCACCAGAACCAGTAACGAATACAGTATCAGTCAGCTGCAGATTAGCAACCTTCTCCTTCAAAATACGGTCAAATTCGCGCATACCCATTTCACCAGTCAATGCAACGAACTTACGCTCGTTAGTACCAAGTACATTGTAAGACAGGTCGAACAGGAAGTCTTCCAGCAATTCTGCAGTCAGACGAGTGTAGTAACGACGGTTAGACGGAGCAATCTGTTCCAACAAACCAGCACCCTGGAATGCGGGACGGCCATTCTTACCCTTTACGTTGCAAGAACCATCCTTGTTAACATTGTTCACGTTGTAAACCAAACCACGTTCCATACGCTTGTACCACTCACGCATTGCGACCCATTCCTGATACGGTGCCCACAAGTAAGAAGTCTTACCAGTCTTGGGATCCTTCAAAGCGATGGTCATTACAGTAGAGTAAGCTGAACCAGTAATATCATAAGAAAGACGCATAGTAGTCAAGTAATTACGCATCTTGAAATGAGTATTGTAGTTCAGGATATCAGCCTCTTCACTGTACTCTTCGTAAGAAGATGCCAAACGAGAAACCTGATGACCAGCTTTCAACATTTCAGGATCGATATACGATGCAGGGTTACCGTTAGAGATAAATGCAGTATAAACTGACAGATTACCATCCTGGTAAGGTGCATCCTGAATACGCAGCTGGCTCTTGTCATCCAGCTCGATAGTTGCACCAGGACCGAACCAAGCATCTTCCAACCACAGAGTAATAGGCGTATTGTTCAGACCCGGAGTAGAGTTATCAGCGATAGACTCACCCATCCACTTAGCGTCACGAATCGTAACTGCACGGTCCTGATCAATCATTACACCCCATTCCCAAGAGGGCTGGTCGATAGTCAGTACGTTACCAAGACCACCAGTCAGCATATCCAAAGACGTGCTATAACCAGCATCCTTAGTACCAAATACGTAAGAAAGAACTGTAGACACTTCATAAGGTCTCTGCTGGCTAGCCATGCTGATCTTGTTAGTATCGATCAGATCGGAAAACCACTTTCCTTTATAAAGTGTAAGGTTATTTAAAATACCGTTATCCATAAAATAAATTATAATTTAATTATCTGTATAATATACGTAGGCATTAAGATCGTAGCTGTCTGATTGCACTAGTCCAGATTGAGTCAGTATCTTTATCTCTACGATTGAGCTGTGTCTTTGAGACCTTGCTATTGGACAAGCTCTGCTTAAAGCGATCAATGGCAGCATTGTTACCTTTACGCGTAGCAGAAGCTAATAACTTGTCAGCATTCATAGTGAAGTACGCTGATTCAATCAGGTTCTTAATACCACCCTTTTCGTAATCTTTTTGATACTTAGTTCTACCGTCAGCATCTGGCTTGAGTATATAATCCATCAAGGTTCTTTTGTCCTTCTCAGGTACTGCGATACCACGTATATCTTTTAATTCTTTTATCCCATCCACAACGCTGGTGTAAAACATTCGTTGCTGCTTTACTCGTTGTGCCTGGAGCAATTTCTAATTTTCTAATAGCTCTTGCTTCTTCTTCTCATTAATTTCCTTAAGGTCTTCAAGTGCATCCTCAGCTTCTTCCTCAAGTAAACCAGCGTCTTCATACTTACTGATCTTCTTGGCAATCTGTTTATCACTGAAGCCCTTTTCCTTAAGCAACTGCTTTACTAACAACTTCTGATTATTTTCATCTTCGATATCGATGTCTTCAAGGTCTACTTCGGCATCAATAGTTAAGTACTTGCGGAGATCACCACCATTCTTGACAAACTCATTCAACTGTTCAATTTCGTCGCTAGCATATTCCGGTTTACTGTTCTCATCGATTACATTATGGAAGTAAGTGATCAACTCTTCAACAGTCTTAGGCTTCTTATCCTCTTCTTCATCGTCCCAACCCAACTGCTCTGACAATGCATCAAAGAAACCAGTTACCATCTCGTTGGCGTCGAACGTATTAGTAGTATCGTCCTGTTTGTCGTCAACCTTGGTATCTTTCTTGCTTTTCTTATCTTCAGGTTCTTCAATTTCTGTAGGATCTTCTTCGGGGTCTTCTTCAAGTTCGTCTTCGATTTCTTCTTCCTTCTTAGGCTTTACCTTGTCTGCCACAGGATCTACCTGATTCTTCTTGATGTCTTCCAGATCGTCGTCGTCCAACGGTTCATTATCTGTATTATTGATGTTGGGGTCTGTGTAATTGGGGATCATTGATCCTAAGATCGCTTCAAATCCACCCAATGTAGTATCTTGTTTGTTATCCATAATTAATATATTAATTAGATTTATTCTTCTTGTTTAGCATCATTAAACTTGGGGAGCTCCATAGTAATCGTTTCAAGTTGTTAAATGCTTTTTGTTTATCAGCGTATAAGTTGAGTATATCACCTACTTGTAATGACATGCCTTTAGCAGCTTCCTGCATTTCTTCAAAATTCTTATAAGGCATTAAGTCTTCCATACCGTTTACGAAGTTGGTTCTAGGTATCTCGCTAAGGTACGCCTTAACCTCAGTTGGCCTAGTAAGGTAATTATAATAATTTGCGATTTGGTCATCGGTTTTATCTATAAATCGACCAGCAGCTTTCATTTTAGCCGTCCAGTCTTTAAGGTTGAGCATATTACTTTTATCTGCAAGATGCTCAAGGAATCTATCAGCATTATATCCAACTTCCTTATCTAACCAGTGTGATGCTTCATGTCCAGCTATTTGGTAAAGTCTAGGTAAGCCAGTTTGATCAACAGCATCCATCATGTAACCATCATAAAGCGTGAAGTCCTTACCGGGTGTCCACGGTGTTGCAGCAATAGCACTACCGTCGCCAGCTTCGTAATTCAGATTAAACTGGCCATACGGTTTCTCCGGTGTTTTTACACTGGCTTTCATTTTAAAGGTGCTAATAGGTAAAGCGTAGTCATCTGCTGCTTTTCTACCAACAACTCCTTCACCGCTGTTATATATGTGATTCAGCTATTTCCGCGCCCATTGTGAATTCAGATAATCGGTGTAATTATTAATACCTGTCGCAAAGGTGTTATCTATTAACGCTTTACTTTCATCGCTAGCGATATCATATAATGGCACATCTGTAACTGTAGTGGCCGCTGTATTGGCTAACGCTTTATTAGCTGTCTTAGGTAGCAACTTCTAAACACCCTTCTTTAGTATATCTTTACCAGCTCTAAACAGTTTATTAGCTATAGGGCCTAGAGCAACTCCTTCGAGGTAAGCTTGACTAACTGGGTCAGCTGCGGATAAGAACCCATTACCTGGTGTAACACGCTATCTTAGTTTACCATCTTTATCTCTATACCATTGGATTTCAGAATGAGGCTGATAGGGAATACCATCAGAACCACCGTCGTAGCCGATTATACCACCTTTTGATTTACGCTCAGGCTAAACCGTTACATTTTCGTAAGAGCTGCCAAGCACACTCTCCACGTAATTTAATGCGGCATTTACCCCTTGATCGTGTAATATTTCCTATAATTTATCTTTACGACCGTGCTTGATTTTTGTGTCGTCAATGTTATATTTTTGAATAAACTCGTTATACTCTGGATCATTCTATGCGGCTAAACCGTAAATTATTGGTCCGAATATCCCACCAAATGTACCTATTCCCATTCCAGCCATAGCAAAATTTTCAGAGAAGTCTTTTAGATTTTGGCGGTTTTTTGTAAACCTAACTTTTTTTAAACCTCTATCAAAATCTTGGCCCTACCATATTGGCACATGATTGGTCCAAATTTCTTGAACTTTTTTGTTAAATTCTGGATTATCTACAGGCTTGCGAAGCTTTAATACTGTGTTTGCAGCACGTTCGTAATCCCAGGACGAGTATCCGATGTTAGCACCTGCAAATAATTGCGATTCTAATACCTCGTCTGATTCGAATCCTTTAAATCCCCATCGGCCACCTTTATTTTGTAACCCCCGGCTGTCTATACTGTTTACGATGTTGAGTAATTTTTTATTAGGTACGCTGCCAAAATATGCACGCTCGAAAGCAGGAATCGTCTGGCCAAATCTATTTGAATATACCGCTTGTTTTGCAACATATCCTAATTTAGCAAGTTCCTGCAGGTCATCATTATGCGGCATTAAGTCATAATCATAAATCGCGCCTCGTGCATTACGAAGTTGCTATATTATTGGTAAGTTTGTGTCGTTTTCATACGGAAATTCTAGAATAGCTGCTGTAGACACAACATCACCACGTCCCGCATCAAAAGGTCTTTGAAACGTGTCCATAATTCCGGAGCTATTTGATGTATATATACCTGTAGCATTCGTGCCAAGTCTATCACCACCTGTATGTCCTTCAGAGTTTTCAGTTAAAATCTTGCCTATACTGCGATCAGATGGATAATTCATTTCATCTCCACGGTGCTCAGGAAATAGTTCAAAGTATTCATCGGTATAGGATCTTGCTCCACGAACACTTCTAAACTATTTTTTTATAAATGCGTCAACAGTTTTCTAATCCAGAGGATTACCACCAAATTTTGCAACGTAATCGAAATATCTTGGATCCTCATTAAATATTCTTTTAATTTCGTAAGCTCTTAGAGGATCATAATATCCGTCCGCGTTAGTGCTCCAACCTTTCAGTGCGGTTTGAAATTTTATAGGATCGTAAAGAGGACTATCTTGGTAATATTGCTAAAAGCCTCTATATTTATCTTGGAATTTTTCTAGTGTCTCCTTAGCATCTGGTAAAATCTCTTTTGGAATTCCGTATTTATTCTACACCAAATCGTGTAAAACTTCTTTAGGTCTAAACTGTATTTCACCGAAAGGACCCGGTTCACCAATAGACGCCACATGTCTTTTATACTGCATATACGGGAATCTCACTTTCTCATCCCATGCCTTGTTTATCTTACGTGCAGCAGGAGCGATTAATCGTTCACCAATACCTGTCTTAGGCACAATAGCATCTGATATTAACTTGGCCCTTGCCCAAGAATTACCAAATCTACCGGCAGTCTATAAACCGAATTGTGAAGCTTTGCCAAGCATTGGTAACACAGACATACCACCAAGTATTGCGGCCTTGGCATGGTCACCCTCCATTTCTGCGTTATACGCATCGACTATATTCATACCAACACCTAACCCTGGTGCAAAATAAGCTGCGTCTTTCACAAAGTTACCGAATTGTTTACCAGCCTAATGCCAGTAGTTTTCGCCACTAGGTTTAACGGACACTTCTGGCAACCAGATATTTTGGTCTTCTAAGTTTTGATTGGGGTTATAATATATAGACCAGTTACCTAACGCGTCTTGATATGCTGGTTTACCACTAATATCCATTGTGCCAGACTTACCGAGATATAATGAATTATTTGGTTCGACGCTATCGTCAGTAATTCCGTCCGTACCATCCCTGTACTGTTTAGGTTTAGCCCATTGTATACTATCTTGATGTGTACCAGTATATCTGAATGCCCGCAATTGATCTTCTCTGGCTGGGTATTTAGCATCCTTACGCATGTTTTCTGCTTCGTAACCACCATTACTATGGTTATATCTACGTTCACCATTTTCGTCATAGCGGTTGAACATCATCGCGTGCATGTTGCCATTATCTGCTGTACGTATCACAATATCTGATGGTTCCACGTCTTTTATGGGTATTTCTTTAAAACCGCTTTTCGATGCAGGAGTATTCACGAATTCGCTATTTGCATACATTATATATTCGGGACCATAGAACGAAGTAGATGTGGCAAGACAGGTTGAACCAAGTGCACCACCTATTGTAGGAGAATACTGCAGATTTATAATCCTGCGTCGTTTTTCCTGCAATTCAGACATTACATCGTCTGCAGATTTTAATCCGTATTGCCTTATATATTTTTGATTAAATCCCATTTGTCCAGGAATAGTCCTACCATTTACAACAGTTGTTGTATACGGTTCTACTGTTTTTATCTCCTTGTCTACATCAGCTAGCAATGCTGTTTTTTGCGCTTGGAATTCAAATGCAGTTTGCGGGTTTCGTTTGCCACCTTTGTATGCAGGTGTAGGCAATTCCCTATCCTTCGATTCCTACAACGCTTGTGCACGCTTTTCTGCAATAGCCTTAGTTATTCTAGCATTTGCAGCGGCTGTACCATCACCGTATCTAGGAATCTCTTTCCATTCCCAATACTTCAGCTAGGGATTACTCTCCCTAGCCTACTTGTATTGTTTCATTCTTTCTCGGAAACTCTACCTATTCATATCCTGTAATTTTTGTTAGTTGTGTACCTAATAAGTCTGCAAATAGATTGATAGCTAGAGATTCACCATCATTATTGATCTTGTTATATACCTGTATTAACATCAGATATATACTTTCTAACAGTTCTCTATCTGTTAATTGACTTAGTTCCATTTGTTTAAATCCACCTCTAAACAATTATATAATTCTAATTTTTCTTCTCTCGAGAACGTATTTATTATTAAATCGAGCAGCATCGCTTTATTTTTTAGCATCTATGTTTTCAGATCGGAATCACCAATTACTTTCGAGTCAACATATTTCCACACAAAACCACGATATGTTTTTCTACCAGGCACTCCCTTACATACACGGCTTATATTACTTGTTGTCTTTACACCGAATGATTTTGATGCCTGTAATATGCTATCCCACACTTTTATAAGTTTTCCATCTTGAGTGTACTGTGCAACCTTTATTCCCGAAGTCTTCGATATCTTTTGATTACGTGTACCATAGTTACTATTATATTGCTGTGTGCACCACTCCAGATTTTCAACACGATTGTCATCACGTACTTCATTTTTGTGATTAATTTGTGTAAAGTTATTAGGGTTTGGAATGAATTCTCTAGCAACCAAATTGTGAACTTTTATAGTGCGCGAATCACCACGGGCTATCGTTAATTTAACAATTGCATACCCTTCAGCATTTATATATGGTTGTAATATACGATCTACATAGTGTATAACCATTCCGTTAGGATGCTGTGAAGATGGTATAGCAGTAGTGTAATGTTCGTTTCTCTTAACATTTCCTAGATTTGACACTGAATATTTACCATTAGTGTTTTGTATTACTCGCCATTCTTCTTCCATAAGATTTTTATTTTTCTCCAACAACATGATTCTTTAGAGCTGTGGATGCTTTTAATTTTTCACGCTTATAAGCTTCCGCATCTTTCTATTTCTAAAGTTCCGTTTCATGTTTCATTTTTTGTTTTTCTAATTCTAATTTCTTATTCTCGATTTCTTTTTTATTCTCAATTTCTCTGCGCTTGTTGTTTAATTCTAATTGTTTAGCTGCAGTTTCAGAATCTACTTTTTGTTTTTGCAACGCTTGATTTGCAATCTCAACAACGTCTATTTCGCCATCTCCGTTTTGATCCATATTCTCAGTACCACGATAAGCATTAAGCTCAGCAACTGTAATCTTAGTAGCATTATTCTGATCAATCTCATATTTCTTAAGATCCATCTCTGCTTCCTTGATCATCAGCTCCTCTTCCTTAACCTGATTCTGCATTTCAATCTGTTGCTGCTGTGCTTGCTGTTCAGCCTGTTGCTGCTGTTGCATCTGCTCCATACGTTTCTGCTCAATCTCAGCTAATTTGTCCTTGATCATAGTGACATTATCCATAGTAATGATCTCAGCTATATCGAGTAAGCTAGCACCATTCTGCATAGCCGGTTGCATCAACTGACGTAACTGTTCAATGTTCTGACTATTCTTCGTGCTATCTTCAATAAAGATATCTATATCAGAATACTGGAATTGATCAGATAATTGAATAAATGCTCTAGTACCATCATCAAGTATATAGTTAAGACATATCTTACTGTCTTTCCATGCTACACGACTAGTATTGAGCAGCATATTCAGCGCTTCACGTTTAGCCTGATTGTGAGTCCAGAACCACGGTTCAGTGATATGGTAGGACATCGTAACAGCTGTATTAGCGTTAGTAACCAATTCACTTGCTGCAATCTGACCCTGACGTTGTGGTGTAATACCAGTTAATTTGGCTACCATATCTTCGATCTTAGCCATCAAATTAACGTACTGGTCTATTACATTAGCCATACTCAAATCCCACGACTGGAACTGATTAAACTGTGCTGTACGACCACCTTCACGACCAGGTACATCCCAACCTTCTTCGGCGGGATTAATGAATGCTACACCAAGCGCACTTAAGTAATGCATCCACTTACCAACGTCAATACCCATACTCTTAGGGATCTGTGTAACATCGATCAACGCTACCTTACCTTTATCACGAGACATAGCTAATTCCAAACGATACCATACTACGATATACATGTACTGTAACGGTTTCAGCATACTTACTAATGATCTGGGCTTACTGTTGGTGTTGTTATAGATTACACCAGTGTAAGGTAATCTCTGTGAATTGGGGTTATCTGCAGATACGTGCTGGTAAGCTAAAGGTTCTATACCTAAGTATAAACTATCGCCAATTCTATAGCCTTCCCACACTTCAACAATCCATTTCCACTCAACAGATTGTTCCATACCAGTTACTTTGTAATCTTCATCTACTTGGTACTCTTCTACTTCACCGCTTTCAGGATCAATTACTGATACGAATCCAATCTTCTTAAACGACTTCCAACAGCAATGCCATACATTGATGTGATCGCTATCAAATGGATTATCAGTAAAGGGACTTACTCTATGCATCTTCATTGATTCGTAGTCCATGTTGGTCTTACGTATCTCAGATGTATAACCAGCTCCTGGTTTATCTTCAATCAACTCCAGTAAGTCATTCAACTGCTTCTCAGTCATCTTATCGTAGAAACGATCGTAGATATCTGTAGCAGACATTACCATCTTGCGACAGCACCAAGCTGCGTCATGAATGAACTCCAAATCAGCGCATTTCTCGAATTTAAAGTACTCAGGGTTGACTCTTTCCATGTAAGGCTGACCATTCACTATACCACAGTAATAGATCTCTCTACCAGCAATTAAACCGTCTTTCCAGCCCTTATAGAACTCGTGGTACACGTTTAATTTACGTTTGAGGTACTCCAGTGCATGGTAGCTTTCAATCTCAGCAATGTCCTTATATTCCTTGTTAATGTACTTCTGAATCTGTTCAGGGGTCATAATCTCACCAGACTGTAACCCTTCCTGATAGCGCTACTGTTCCTCAGGTCCAAGCTTACTCATAATAGTTGCCTATAAATAGTTTATAAGCATCTCCTTAGCTTTATCCTGTAGGTCTGATTTAGCATCATTACTAGTGTGGCATACTTGGAAATTAAATGGACGCTTAGTCTCTTCACCAAGCAGCTGGTCTATGTAAGGCTTTATGATGTTGTAGTCCTGTGCTGTTGCAGGGAATCCATCGTCTTGCTTAAACGGGTTAGTAACATACTTCAGATCCTTCTCATTATAGATACTGTTATACAGATCATAGTACGTTTGCATTTCTTCATATTCTTCCCCATTTATGCCGGAGTAACCTGTGTCACCTTCACCGACAATATAGTCTACGCACTGTTCTCGCCATGTCTTGGTTTTGAGTCGCATAGGGAGCTTCTGTGCTGGGAATTTACTACTATTTTTCATGTTCCGAATGTATATACATTATCGTCTAACACACTACTCTGAGGCTTATCCTCAAACCAATTTTGCGCAAATATCGGTCCATCAAATAGCATCCTAGACTTGTTTTCTTTTTCTTTCTTCTTGACCACTACGTTGAACAACTGTTCGCGATAGATCATTACCTGCATATACGCCATCACACGGTCGAAGTTACCCACATCATTATAGCTTATCAATTCTTCTAATAGCGGTTCTGAAAGTATGTTGTATAGGTTCTTTTTGCCATTAGCATTAACCTCATTGAGCCATTCTTTAATTAACCCTTCGCCCCACTATTTAATCTGCTTATTCATGTGGCAACCTTTCTTACGATTTACTTTAGAATTAGCAACTACATCATTAATGATATCGGGTGTATCGGCTAATAAGTAATCGCAGTGCTTTTGTGTAAAGTACACGAATAACCCTTTATTCTGGTTCTCGTACATCAGTGTTGCACCATAATAAAGTAACAGCTTACGTACGTTTTCGTAGAAGTCATCAGAAGACTCTGGTCTTCCAGTATACTCCGCAACGATGATATCAGAATATTGTTCTAAGTTTTGTACGCGTTTATACACAAAGCAAGACCCTAATGAAGTAGTCGTAGATTGATCATGATCATAAGGGTCACAGCCTGCGCAATACAATCCGGCGCTTGCTTCTTTATTTGGATGTTCCCAGATTACTATAGATCCGGTAGGGTCATCATCTTTATTTAATGGGTAATGTGTAATATCACCAGTTTTCTTAGGTATCCAGCGTAATTGATTAGACTCGTCAAACACAAGATCGCCAACCTGTTTGTAGTTAGACAAATTCTTATTAGTTCGTAGTAAGGCTAATTGCTCCTGTAATTCTTTCTTTGGGAAGATATTACCGTTGAATTCCAGCATAGCTTCAGCTGGAGTTATAGGACGTTCCGCTACATATCTATCTACCGCTGTAGAGTTAGTTGCATTCTCTATTACTTTCCTGCGCTGCTCAAGGATGAATTCCATGGATTTCTTAGTATATGTATTACCATCGTCATCCATGTAGATGCGGTTACCATTCTCATCACGTGTATCCAGATTAGTATACTATGGTACAAAGAATCCGCATTCCTTACTACTTAAACCCTCATCCCAGATATTCTAGAATCCGAGACAGTTATAACCTTCTGGGTTATAGAACATGTCCTTCATAGTTGCAAACGCACTACCTTCATCACCACCGGTACCCCACACAATCATAGTACCAAATGCGATACCGTCTTGTTCTACAGACGGTCTAGCAATCTGCCACGCAGCACCTAATTCGGAGAATGAACCACCTTCTTCAAATAGAATAAGCTTAGCACGCTTACCACGTACTACGTCTGGGTTATCCTTCAGCGTTACACCAATAATTTCTGATTTATAACCCTGCTCAACCTCGTTACCAAATTCATCCTTAGTAATGAAGCCAGATCGTTTACGCATGTTCGTATTTACAGATCGCTTCTTACCCCAGGCTGTATTCTTATCTATGAAGTCCATATAGTCCCACGCTTTAGTAAGAATGCCGTCTTCAGTAAGGTACTGCTTATTTGACGCATAGATATAAGTCTTACTATTTGGTATTAGGTAGTAATTACGGCAAGCCATAGAACCGCCTTTATAACTAAAACCTTTACGACGGGACTTAAGTAAGCAGATATGCTTACCTTCATCTTCCGCCTATTGTACTGCTTGAAAATAGTAATAATCGTAATCATAGAAGTCCGGGAATGTAACCTCACTAGTACGCTTTACTCTAGTATCGCCATTATCTAATTTAGTAACTGTGTTTACAATACGCTGAATAGGGCAGAAATTAATATAAAAATAGTTATACCCAGAGATGTAGTCACCATCTGCAGCAGTATAACCATCAATACATCGCTTCAACTGTTCATCCCAATACTGATAGTATTCGGACGTACCAGCAGGGTATAAACAGTAATGCCCTGTAGCAATAAACTACAGGGCTGGTTCACGGAACTTGTCCGAATTTCTTATTTTTTTCTAGAAATCAACCATTTACTGTTTCTTAAATTAAATTATTATGATTCAGGTAGCCCATGTAGGTGTCGATCCCACTCCCCCTGGGTTCATTATCACGACTATTAAATCCAATCCTAAGATCAGTCTTCTCGTTTAGTCTGTCACGCTGCTTTCGCTTGCGCCTCGTCAATATTTCTATCTTCCGAGTCAATTAGAGAAGATTCTAACTGCGGATTATCTATTATCCCGCAGCCATCCAACACTTTCCAATAACTGTTTAACCAGAACTTTCCATTGTTCATAGATATTGTTCTAGTACAGGTCTTTACTTGCTTTGTTATAACTTCGTTGTTTGCTATAAGATCTTTTGCAGCTTCTACTAAGCTACCGTATCGTTTTAACTCGTTATAATTTGCATCGTAACGTATAACGTACTTTTGATTACTGTGTTTCAAACCTTCTTCATTTACTACAATAGTAACAACCTTTCGTCGTATACCAAGGATACTAGATACCACTTTCACATTCTTATATTTCTCATAAGTTTCACGTATGAGTTTCCTAAGATCGTCAGATATTTCGTATCTCGGTTCATTTATCTGTCTGTTTCTACTACCGTAAGTTGAAGTTTGACTATGGCAATTAGGGCATAAGAATCTTAGATTTTCTAAACGGTTGTCATTATTTATGCCGTTTATATGATCTATTTCCAAACTTAAAGTTTTACCATTCCATTCGGTTACTCCACAAATAGCACATTTATAAGGTAGCAACTTGTTGCTAATTATATGTCTACGTAATGCTTGTCTAGAGTGTCTGCAATTTTCTCGTAGTATCAAATCCCCGTCTAGTCTCTTACAGAATTGGGTAATTTCAATTGCAGCTTTTTTACCTTTAAACAAGTCATAACCGATATTTAAATCAGTCATTCTTTGCTTTACTTGTGAATAACCCCAGGAGTTTCCTTTTACTGAACATCCTAATTTGAATAACACTTCAGCGATATTCCCGCTGTTCTTTATCAATTCGATGAACTGTTCGTCCGTCAATTCGTATATCTTATTTGCCATAGTTTATAATCAATTATACATTGAAAAGTTTTAAGAGCCAGGTGCGCTAGCCGGTACGCCAATGGGCAATATGGCGGTTAGTTAATGTCCAACCGCAAATGACTAGAATGAAGCGTGATCTTTCGATCTAAAATTACAATCTCTTGAACCAGTTCTTGATTCTCTTCCAGACACTGAGCTTTACCGGCTTTTCTTCTTTCTCGGATTTAGCCTCATCAGTAGACGTCGTCTGTTTCTGATTGTGTTTCTTCTTAGAGTTCTTCTTTGTGTTAAATCTCGGCATATTTGCCAACAGATCCTTCTCGATCTTCTCTGCAACTTCTGCAACACTGTTGCAATCTGTGCAATCTAATACTTTCTTCATACGATTTCTTTATTTAAATACTATAACGCATGTTATCAAAAAAGTTGTATTTTATCGTTTGGAATTTACAAGTTCATACGGATTAATCTTCGAATCACCACGTACTTTAACACTATCATATTCCTCAGCTTTAACAGCTTTTTCAAGGAAATCCAATGTCTGGAATGTAGCTTTAACCTTTTCCATACCAGCTAACAGATCTTTGATCTTACGCTCATCTAACTCCTCACTAAGCGAGTCTTCATAATATTGACTGATAGTATCAATCTTATTACGCATACTATCAAGCATCTTTAAATTACGGGTATAAATAAGGTCTTTATAGTCAGATTCACAGATCTTTTCATCTACAGTAAGCGAATAGTTTTCATCACCAAAGTAGATGTCCTTGAGCTTCTTTTCTCTAGTTTCTGGATCTAATTGCTGTACATATGGTGATTTGTAATACCACATCAGTACGATATAACTGATTAGGTTGATAGCGTGTTCCTTGTCCTTGTCTGCTTCCCAAACCTTCTTAAACGGTGGCAAACCTAACATATCGGCGTGGATTGTTATCTGACCACCGGTTATATCAAACAGTTTCATCTTCTGTTATGTTCAGGTTCTTTATTGCGTCAGCTGCCTGAGACTTTACCATCGGTCGCCACATTGGGTCAATTGAAACAAGTATTAAGCCTAATGCATCGTCAATCTGTTCCTGCGTATACGGTTCTTTCATTATTACCGGTGATGTGAATGTCTCGTCGTTGACGGTAACCACGAACTGCAGGCCATCGCCTACAGTTTGCAGTTCTACTAATTTCGGTGCACTACTCATCACTCAGCCTGTGGTTCAGGTATAGACGCGCTCATGATGCCGTCACTCTCATCCATACTATGTGTTTCAAACTCCTCAGGGTGTTCAGCACGATATGCTGCTTCAGCCTCTGCATTCTTGCGAGCTTCTACAAAGCTGTCATATTCTGCATACAAAAGGTTAGCTTCATTATCGGAAAGCGCCATTGCGATCTCATCTACAGCTTCCTTTTCTGTATCATCAGTCCACTCACCTGTTACCGGGGTAGACTTAGCTGTCCACACTTCAGTGCTTACTATCATGTAAGTACCAACACCAGATTCACCTGCAACTTGTATATTCATCTTCATAATTACTCTGCATTTTTATTATTCAACATCTCTTCTGTAGCTTCACCGAAACCCTTTTCACCACGATCGGTTTCACTCAATTCTTCAACGAATTCCGGCGTAGCAATGTAACACGGTACAATTACCAACTGTGCGAACGGCTCGCCTACCTGGTAAATGGTGGGTATAGCATCAGTGATTACTTTGAACTTACCCTGGATTTCACCTCTGTAACCAGCGTCTATCATTCCTGTACCATTAACTAAAGTAAGTGACCTACGCCAAACTGAAGATTTCATCATCAATAACCCGCAGTAGCCTTCAGGGATTTCTACAGCGATATCAGTATGGTAAGTAAGCACTACTTTACCACTATTATCAACCTCCTGTGTAACACGTGTAGAATACAGGTCTAAACCGGCATCACCTGTTTTAGCTCTAGTAGGTAACTTTCCTTCAGACTTCTTAATCTCTTCAACACCGTCTCCACTTGTTACGGTGTAATCTAACTTTTTAAATTTCAGTGTCATCATCAATATCTTTTTCGTTTATACTAACTGCTTTACCGTGGTGGTAACCATAACTAAGAAATACAGCATTGCAAAGTACGTGATCTATATGAGGTAAGCCACTCTCTGGGTCTATCAATTCACCTTTGTCTATGGCGGTCAGATGTCTTAACAAAGCAGCTTTGTATCTCTTCCAGAAGTCTGGTAACTCTTGCCAGTTGTTTTCACCATACTTCTCAGCGCCCATCCCAAGTATCTTAGCTACATTTTCCATAACACTTAGAGGGATCAAATCCATTCTAGCCTTACCCTGATCGTACTTTTTACTCTCCATATTTCTTATACTTGTTTATTAAATTAGTAGAAACAGTAGTTATTATTTCATGCGAATCGCTCAATGTCTGACCAACCTTTTCAAACTCACTAGAAAGATCATATCTAAACTCTTCGTAAGTTACATCATAATAGTCGATCAACTTATCAACCCTATTCATCAGTTTGTTGAACGCTTCGTTTTTTACTTCTCCTTGGCCCATTTTTTCTAGAGCCCATAGAATTTTTGACTCTTCTAAGCTTTGTCTCATATTCGCAACACGTTTTGTGTATATTCTCAGCGGCCCAGCCAACAAGGTAAGCGTAAGGCTCATTACCCTCTGAATAATCCTGGGCGTCCATTTGTAATGATTGATAAAAATAGTCCGTAATGTGAGTTGCTTCGTGTGCAACAGTGTTTATATCTGCACCCTTCACTTCTGGGATAATGCACATGATGCCGCATTTATTATCACTGTTTCGAATTACTGGTGAACAAAACGCAGTAGTGCGATTACACACATTTGCTAAAAATTCTACAAGATCACCCGTATATTGGGTTGTGAATGGATACTCCCGTGTACAGAAAGTAAAGTCCTTAACTAATTTCTGCAAGTCTTTCCTGTTGTCAGTGACCGCAACAAATAATGTTCTTGTATAGATATTATTGTATTCTTTTAAGACCATAATTGCATTATTCTATTATCACTCATTGCAATCCACATCAGCATATCATTCAGTATATCGGCAGGGAAATCGATGCCGTCAAGGCAATGAAATGTATATTGTTTCTTCAAACACTCTCGTAAAAATTCCCACATATCATTCTGTTTTTATAAACTTGTCGTACAAATCATCGAATATCACAGGTATCTTTTCATGCGCTTGTTTGAGTAAGTCTAACGCCAACTTGCGCATATCTGGGTGAGTGGCTTGATCGCAACGTAATTCAAAGAAGTGCCTCCATTCACGAAGATTAGCTGTCATTACTACTTCAGTCTTAGTTGCATTTATTAGTAAATCTCTGGCTTCTTGTGGCTTTACTCCGCTTTCTATCGCCGTAAGATATACATTTTCACTGCGCCACGCATTTGCTGCAAATCTTTCAGCAAAGCTATAGTCATTACAACCATTAATCAGATCTTTTATCGATACTGATAACGCGTCGTCTCCAGGGCTTATTTGATTTTCCAGATTAACTGGTATAATAAATTCGATCCCTCCACGCTTGCCGTAATTAACATAACGCTGACTCTCCTGCGCAAAACTAGCCATTCTATGTCTTACCAATTCATGTGATATTGCTCTACTGCAGATAAACTTAACACTGAATGAGTAATGCTCAATCATTGCTTCATGACCTGATTTAATGATATTAGTCAGCAATTTCCTAGCAGACGAACCATCCTCAGTAATGCGCTTTTCACTCTTGTAGCATGTTCTTGCTATCCTCTCTAACTTCTTTAGAACCTCTTCGCCGTTTATCTGGTCGAGGATCTCTACCGAGCTATTTATTAATCTCATTCTTTATACGATTTTTAAGTTTAACTTTAAACAAGTAAGCAAACATCACATCTTTAATATCATCGTCATCTTGCATTACTTGCTTAGCAAATTTAAAAGGACTATTGCAGATTACTTCGATAACTTGGTAAGGCAACTGATATTTATTAGCTAACTCTGTATATATTGTCGGTTTTATTACCGGTTTCATAACAACGTCTGATAGTAAGGTGACGCTTCTGCGTCAGCAATAGACTTTTCAAAAGTGTTAGGTCTAATAGCATTAACAATAGTTAATGCAGTGCTAGCCGTATATGCGGTATCACCCATAGTAAGTGCTACTAACTTACCGAGCTTAGCTTGCTCTTTTTCGTTATACGGCTTCTTGGGCGTATAAATATTTATTACAACATGCTTACGTAAGATGTAGCGCTCGAACCAATTTGGTGTAGTCGTGTGTAGTATATCGCCATTAAGATTGATCAGCCACTCCTCCTGTCTCTTTAATCGAAGCAACTTTGTTAATTTTTTCTTCAGATACTGTATCATATGTATGAAGTATTATCGTTATTTGTACGGTGTTCTTTATTAATTCGGGGATCAATATCGGATTGACCACCCACTCTTCATCAGCCAACGCTGGAATCAGTAAATGTTTATCTTTGAATTTCTTTAAGTATCTGCAGAGGTTATCTTGAGTAACACCGAGGTTTTGCTCAATATGCTTTCTAGCTTCCGTATCAACTATGTTCTTTTCAGCTTTCGGGTCTTTATTTCTAGCAGCCTATAACTTAGTCAACTCTGCAAATACTTCCATCTCTCGATCCGAGATCCCGAGTATGCCATTTAAAGACTTGAGAAATTCAAGGAATACATCCGATTTCTAGCAAGCTTTAACTAGCTTATTCATTAATCAACTCTTTAACCTTAGTAAGCAACTTGTTCAAATTATAGTACACAGTGTCAGCCTCAACCTTGGCACACAGGGGCAGTCCACCTTCTTGGTACTGACCAAGTAAAGCATCGTGATCCTTGGCATACTGCTGTAACTTCTCATCAATGAAATCATTGAGCTTATTCAGCTTTTCATCTGCTTCATTTACCAATGTATCGCTGCCATTATCTTCAGTGATAACCATAAGATGGCCACTAGCAACAAGATCATTAGCAATATCGGCAGAGATAACAGTACGAGAAGTACTGTGGAAATCTTCGCAGCAATTTTCAGAGGTGAACTCAAACAAACCATTTTCATTCTGTGTAAACACATCACCTTTCTTGGCATAACCAAATTCTTTAATTACTTTGTATTTCATAATCCTAGTATTTTTAACTTACATACACATAAACGCAATAATACAAAAAATGTTGCTATTTGTTAACACTATTTAACACTTATTTTTAGACAATAAAAAAAGCCCTGCTTGAAACAGGGCTTAATTGGTAAAAGATTTCTTGCTGTACTTGAGTTTAGATTGCTACAGCTACAATATCGTACGCTTTGACCAACTGTGAGTCTTTAAACAGGTCAAAGTCTTTAGTAAATTTCTTTGGGTATACCACAGTATCGCCTACACGGATATTGCCTTCATAGCTAGCAGGTAAAGCCAGTACGACACCTTTACGGAAGTCAGACTCTACTTCCTTAGTGGTCTTTTTTACATCGTACTTGTTATAACCCTCCTCATCAACTTCCCCAGTAGGGATCTGCTCCTCTTCCTCTACTGTGATCATAATCGGGTCTAAAGGCTTAACCAGTACATCCTTCTCAAAGCGGTAACCCAGTCCATTTACAACGGTTTCTAATACTTTATCTTCCATAATTAATCATGTTAGTTTATCTGTTAAACGTAGTAGGTTACTTTCGGTTAAATTGAACGCGCTTAAATATACAACCTCTACGGCATATACTAAGTAGTTCTTTGTGGTTATAGCAGCCTTTATCAATTAAATCACAACCGCGACATTGCTTTTCAGCCAATTCGGGTAATACGTAGTAGAGCTTGCCTCTGAAGACAATACTCTGAATAGAGTCATTTTCCATGTAGTAGCTAGATAACGGTAAAAACCGGTTTTATAATACCCCCTGACCGGTAAACAGTGCTAACCTACGATTTAGCAAAGCGGTTTACACTTCCTATACAGACTTGTTAAGTGGCTTTGGTCTTCGATCCCTGGTTCCTTTGGCTAATCTCTTATATAGTATTAATACAGTATATATACTAATTAGTTAAGTAAGCCATTATCCAAAGTAGGGTAGTATAGTCACTTACTATGGATAACACTGTATATACTGTCTTACTGAATTATACTGATTAATACTGATATTCAGTATAACGTATGAAATCGTAAAATGTTGCTGTTATTGTAGTATTGTTAACAATATTTATGAAAGTTTATACTTGATTTACAGATAGTTACGAAAAAATTTTTTGGTAAAAAATTTTTGAGGATGGGTGTGAGAGCGTGGAATTATCACCCATCAGGTCCCCTCCATCCCCGTTACCCTGGCAAGCCCGGGTACCGGTGATGAGTTGCCGGTCGAAAATCGAACCGTATTATCAATCAAAAATCAAAGATTTATGGATTTTGACAAGATTACTCTTGAAACTACTTATGCCATTGGTATAACCACTGGCACAAGTCAAGGAGGCAGACCTTACCAGACGGTAATGCTCTCCTACAATAAGAACGCTATTCGCAGTTCTTATTCTATTTACCTCGATACCGAGGATAAGGCCATGATGGCGTTGCTGGGTAACCCAGAACTCACATGGGGAGAAGAGCGTAAGACTTTCCGCTTCGACAAACCAGTACAACTTCCTGAGAAGTATGCACTGTTTCAAGTAGAGCATGCGCCCTACAAGGTGATACGCAAGGATGGTACACCTCGCGTAGTTAGAAAGACTTACGTGGTAAGTACTGATGCAAAAAGTCTGGAAGCTGACGCTTCAACAGCCATTGCTAGAGGCTTTGAACAAGCCAAAGGTTACTATCGTAACGAGGAGTATTTCGATGATTATCGAAAATACGTACTCTTCGAGCTGGAGCCCGAAGAGTTGGAGAAGATGCTCCTGGGGGCCAGAAACCTTGGTGAATAACCAAGGCTTCGGCCTTTTTGTATTTAATATATAGCTCAACCTCAACGTGGGCTATTTAACTAACCACTAAAGTCCTATTAATTTAGGCAATTTAATTATGTTTTAAACTTTCAACTACGAGCGTTGGAAATCCTAGGCGTGCTCAATAAGTCCTAGGCAGTGGAGAATGCAGATAAACCACATAAGGTAAAAAACTTCTGCTGGCCTTGGAAAAGACAAGAGAGCTATTACATGAAGAGCTGCATTATGTAATGGTTGTAACAGAACAGCAACTCCCAAGCATGAGTCTAAACTGCTTAATATACACTTATTTCTGCCTGACGTCTACATAAGGGATTAATAGGATGGTGTGTATTTTAAATTACTTACCATAAGGTGAGTATATATTTTAAATTAGTAAGTTGGGTAGACCACCGAGAGTACAGGTGAAAATGGCTTCGAATGCGAGAAATCTATTCGCAAGGTGATGATGATAGTTGGCAGCCTGGAAAGACAGGCATTTTATAGTTAAATCAGTATCAAACTAATAAATTCAACACAATGAAAACAGAAAAGAAACAACAGTTGTTTGCAGCCTATAAGGCTACACAACCAGCAAAGAAGGTGACAAGTTACCGAAAGCTTAAAAAGCTTTTAAAAGCGTCTAACTAATTCCGTACACAATGGAAACAACACAAAAAATTGTAATACCTGATAATATGGTCTTTGATCGCCTTGACGGTAATACAATATTCTTGAAAGAAAACAAATTCCCTGAAACATGGGAAGACTGTGTGAAGTACTTGTACTATAAAGATTACGCAATGAGCTACATTGATAATAACTCTATGATACAGCGTCTGCAACAAAATGAAATAGACGACTATCGTAAAGTATTAAATGTACACCCTGAAAAATACTCGGGCGCATTGTTAGCACTTACACGATTACTTTGCTGTTATACAGCATGGATGAGTGGTACACATCTGGATTGGTACAACCATACGCTACCGAAATACTGTATCGTAAGAACGGAAACAGAAATTAGTATAATTCAGTCCTATCATATTAAATACACATTCGCATTCCCTTACGAACCAGTAGCACAACACTTTTATGATACATTTTTTGAATTGTTTAAAACAGCGTCAATATTGTTATAATTATGAAAGTAAAACAAGAATTCTGGATTGCAAGAGACAGCGGAGGTAAGCTGTACTTATACGACCGAATGCCAGAAGTAGACTTCCGAGGCGTATTCTACGCACCTGATTGCGAGGACACGTATGTGATGGAATTAAGAAGCCACCTATTCCCTGACGTAACAGTTGAAAATAGTCCACAACGTGTACATATCAAAAGAATCAAATTAATATAATAATTATGATCACACAATTTGTAATTATCTGCGGTATTGAATTCTCAGCACCGCTTCGTGAACAAGTAACAAGTTACTTTGGTACACGCAATGTTGAACTCACTCCTTTCAGTGATGACGACCCTTGTATCGGTTTTGCTTTAAAAACCGAACTAACAACACCTGACTGGGAATACCTGAAACAACTGTTTCATAACAATGTAATGGTATTAGCTTCAGATAATGGTGTCTTCGATGAACTCAGCGAAGGTAAATTCTGGGTTAATAATATTCAAAATTACGATTTAAAAGATTAAAAACAATGAAAAAGCAGTATTTAGTTATCAAGACTTATGCAATCTTTGAACCTACAGTAATCAAATCGTTCAACAACATTATGGCAGCGCATGAATTCTGTAGTGCATTAAACAAAGAATATTACAACGAAACAAATTCAACAGAACAAATCTATTTCGTCGCAATGATTCAGCAGAAACAATCTGATTGAGTTCAGGTTATTTTACTAAACCAATTGGTACCTCCAGAGTAACAATCCTTTACGATCTTCAAAAGACGGGATCAGGACAAAATAAGTTGATCAGAATATGTCCTCTCTGGTTTTTATTAACATTTAAACCATATCAAAATGGAAACAAATGAAACTCAAATTGATTTTGCTAAATTATGTCAAAATATCATAGCTATAAAGAAAACACTTAACGATTTACGTAAGCGTTGTCATGATTTTGAAGCACGATATAATGCAGCAAAAGATATCTGTGATAATTTAGATACTAAAAATGCTAAACTCACAGGTGATGTTGATGACTTGAATAACAGACTTATTCATCAACAGCAAGAATATGCGGTCTTACAAGAAGACCACGAAGCACTCAAAAGTGAATATGAATCACTTAGAGTCAAATACAATAAAAAAGAAGCTAAATGCGAAGAACTTCGTAAATATGCTTCAGATTTAGAACAGAAATACTCTGGTGTGTTGGTGGGTCAAGCTGAATATGAAGCACAGTCTGATCAAAAATCAGGACTCAAACGCAAACAGCGTAATGAATCATCAAACACACCACCTAAATCGTTTATGTATGGTGATTTAGTATGGGCAAAAACAACTACAGCTGATACTTACGCACAAAACTATGCCGCTGCAATATTCATTGACTATGAATCAATTACAGGCGGATATGTAGTATTTGAAATAGCTACAAATAAGATAACACTTGTTAACGAATGTTACCACATTCACAAGCGAGTGTACAATACACAGTGCGACTGAAATCTGAATAGCTCTACAATTCAACATTTGGATTTGTCATTAAAATGTCATTGTCTGTGAAGATAGTGACATTTACTTAACTAAACTGTCTCAACGGTGAGAATCCGTGGCAAGCATGTGGGGCTTATATCTAGTTTTAAACTAGTATTAGTGCAGACTTTAAAATCATGCAGTTATACAAAAACATATGGAACTCTTCGTTCGTTTACACTACTCAATTGTCACTGAGTTGTATAACTAATTGTCCTAGAGAGGATAGTCCCCTTTTTAGTTTGAGATAAAGTGACGCGCAACCGAGTTACCTAAATCTATGCTGTTTAACACTCTAAATGTTAAAAACTACTTTTATGGTACACTTGATTGCTACCGTGGCCTTTATGACCGTCGGTCTTGCTGCACTGGCAGCTAAGTAATAACCAGTACACCCTAGTATGAACAGGCACAAAAGTGTTAGCGGGATTGCTAGGGTGTTTATTTGTACACATTTCTTTCATATTTACGATACTTAGTTGAATAGTATTAATCTTGTGTGTTTTAATTATTATTCTACACCCCTCACTTGTTTGTGAAAATAGGTGAGGTTTAAAATCTAAAATCATGATGCTAGAAATTTACTTTATTGTAGTATTAATGTTCTGCTGTATATATGCATGGAGAACTAAGTGAATATTAACGGACTTGTAGCTCAGTTGGTTAGAGCAATAGACTCATAATCTAGAGGTCCTTGGTTCAAACCCAAGCTGGTCCACAGTAATTAACAATTTAAAAACAATTAAAAAAAGGAGGAAAACATGTTAGTACCATTAGCAGTAGCAAGTAACATAATGTTATTATTACTACTGATTTACACGTATATCGATGCTCATGAATTGCGCAACGATATATTCAAACTGAAACAAGAATTAGGTAGCTCGCAAGAAAAAGTTAACACATTGTGTAAAAAATGTGACACTCTAACTGTCAAAGTAAATCGTTATGAACACGATTATACTCATGCACCTAAGAAATTCTTTAGATCACTTGGTCAAGTATGGGGCGCAATAAACCCAGACTTAAATGTACTTGTTAAAGACTATGGTAATGTTGAACAAACAAACCATATGATTGATTTGGCAGAGGACCTTGTTAAGAAATTAAATGATGGATTAGAAAAGAACTTATAATATGGAAAATCCTGTACTCTATATGCTCTATTCCTTAGCAGGAATGAACATAGCTATATTCGGAATGATCATATGTCTTTTTATCGAATCCCATAAACAACCAGACAATCATGGAAAGAAAAGAAAACAGAAGTCTGATCTGTAAACAGTGTGATTATCAAAACACACAATATTGTCCGACAAACAATAATATTTACAGAAAACAATGTCCATTTTACAAACAAATATACGTATGTAATATGTTAATGCTCGTAATGTTGGCAATTATTGCTTTATTAGAATTAATCTATTTGGCATAACACTTTATTAATCAATAATAATTTAAACAAATGAAACATTTAGAAAACATTAGAACAGTTTCAATGCTGGCATTGTTCGTAACAATGTTGGCTTTCTGTGCTTGTGAACAATTTACTCGCAGCACAAAGAGTGATGAAATCACTGAAGTGGTTGATTCCAGTTTAGTGGACGATAGTATGTCAATCACCGAATGGGTGAAATGGCAGAATGACCTCCGTATCGAGAAGTATAATGATAGTGTGTTCTTGGCTATGCCTGAGCCTATCTTAACATTCATCTTGGTACAATGTGGTACTCAATTAGATGTAGAAGAGATTGTTACAGAATATCTCGCACATAAAAGATTTTATGATGAAACAGTATTAAAGGCAATGGAAACGCAGAAGAGTATTATTCCAGACTCATTGCCAAAGATACCGATTGCGAATACACCAATCGCATCATCAGACTCATTAAAAGCTTCTATCTAGTTATGTTATACTTATTGTGCCTCAATACAGTTGTGAAACAGGATTGAGGTCCTTCAGAAAATGACAAGCATGTGGGGCGTAAGCACTAGCCCATACTAGTCAAGCGGGTGTGATCGTGCAGGCGTTAAAATCATGCACTCCAATGAGTATATCTGATGACAAAGATATACTACTCACGAGGTAAACTACGTAAGAAATGTCATAGAATGAGTAGAAGTTAACTCAAACCGTCGTAACAAAAGTTAATATGTTATACAGCGGTATAATAACTCTCGAAGTTAATGCAGTAACTATGTGTAATATCCTAATAATCTGCATATTATTAGGCGCCCTTAAAATTCATATCAAATGAACTACAAAAAACTTATTTGTAAATGTATCGGTCATGATTGGGATATCTCAGCCGTTCTTGGTAACGGTATTGACCGAAAAACAGAACGTCGTGTAACATGTAAACGATGCGGTTGTACTTTTCAAGAATCTAAAGCGCCTTATAGCGTAACAATTACAGAAAGTAAAAAAGTAAGAACCGAACGCTTTACATTCGAACAGCTCAAAGAAGTTATTCGTGACTTCAATGGATCTGCTGACATGTCTAAATTGATAATTACTAAAATTAATTAACCATTAAATTCATATCAAATGAAATTATTAATCATCGCTGTACCTAGCAGCACACGTGACGAACACATTGAGTTAATTGGCACTGAAATCGCTAAGATTACTAATTGCCAACAAGTTAAAATCAATGTACTTAACGCTACAGATTTTATCCCTGAAGAGGTAAAACCTGACAATCTTGTTGCCACAATAGATAGAACAGTTGAAGACTTGCTCGCTATTGGTGGTAATCATTCTAACACCTATAAGTTCTCAGCTAACTTTATGACAGCTGTAGCTAATGGTGCTATCAGTAAAAATGTGCTGAAATTCCTGATTGATAATCGCAAGATTACACAGGATGCTTTACTCAGACGTAACGCAGCAGGCGTATATCAGCTGATTGTAACAGCAAATACATGTTTAGCTAAGTAATATTATGAGTAAGACTTATAAGGAATCTTATAGAGGTTCCAAACAAGCACAGCAAGCTAGCGAATATCGCAGTAAGAAAAAGGTACGCCATTGCAAAATGGAGCCTTATAACCGTAATAAGAACTTTTAAAGTGTACAACATGAAAAAGGAACATTACAATTTAGGAAGATTATAAATCCAAACCCCTAAAGGAAGCTTAAAAGCAAGAGTACTACGGACTATACAACGGTCAACCACATTAGTGGTCAGAAGAAGGAAAAGGGATACTCACGAATAAGACATACAAATAAATGAGATAATCTTTCTTTATCAAAAAGCAATCACTCAATTAAATCAATTATTAACAATTAAAATTTTACAATTATGGGAAATTTTGACGACACAGTAAAGAAACAGGAAGAGAATGATGGTAAGGTACAGGTTGCTGCAGTAACTGCTGCGCTGGAACGTATGGAAAAGGATAAGGCAGAACGCGAATCTTATGAGGTACAGCGTCGCCTTGAGAGTGCGAACCAAATCATCGAAGAAGCAGCACGTGATGGTCGCTTTGCATCAAAGAATAAAAACATCCTGAAGAAGTACTCAGATGACATGAACAACGCTGTTGAAGCCTTTAAAGCCACTGGCGATTACAAGGCTTATGACGAAGCTCGTCAGAAGATTGCCTCTGAGAAGGACGAAGCTCTGGCTAAGGCTAAGAAGGACGTCTACGGTAAAGACGCTTGGCGTTATTAACCGACTATCCCGGATAACGCTTTTATGCTAAATCCGAAAATCATCTAGACACGTACAGGGAATTGTTCAATTCGAGGCTACGGCAGATGATATGGCTGAATTGACAGCACCATGATAACTTTATGGTAAGTGGTGGATAATATATGCCTACTGATCATGCGCTATAAATAGATCATACCTCTAAGCATGAAATGCTTTATGCTAAAAATGTGATTTCTTAATGCAGTGGCGAATCGCGGTTAAGATGAGGTGTAGTCTCATAGACGAATAAACAGTAAGTATATCAAAATACATATACGTATAATGCTTTTATGCCTATACTTCAATCGAGTCTTCTAGCAATAGAATGAGCACTTGGTATGATATGTATTCTGTCAAAGATCTATTAACTTTAAATACATAAGCTTAATGTGTTACATACGATACAGCAATGCTCTAATGCTTTGTATCACTTTGTTATATTGTTTTTAAGGTTGTTTTTCAAAGTCTAGGGGGTTTGATCGCCCCCTAGGCTACTATGACTGTTAGGTCATTATGCAATCGTTCGGACGAGGGTTCGAATCCCTCATGCTCCACGATATCCTACAAAGGGGCATTGTGGTTTTGACGGGTGACATCGACATAATGAATAGGTCATAACGCCATAATTGGCAACACTTTTGTAACAGACTATACTCGTATCGCTGCGTGATACAAGTATAGCACGGCTAAGCTAATGTCGTATAAAGCTGGGTGAGGTTGGCTTACTGAAAGGAGGGTTCAAATCCCTCCCTCACACAATTATTTACTAGTATCAAACTTTTAATTCGAATTAAAATGGCAACAAAAACAGAAAATCAAAAAAGAACCTGTGTACGCAACCTTTCATTAGGTGTAGTAGCACAGATGTCTGGTCGATTAAAACAATTGAGAAGACAAACCACTGACATTGAAATTACATTACGTATTGACAGAGCATTAGCAACGCTTTGGTCACTTGAACATTCTATTCGTGAAAGCAATTACAGCGCGTGGAAAAGTTATGAGTAATCGCGGTAGACATACAAAACATGCACTAACGAACACAGGCATAACTAAGAATATACTAAAATTCCGAAGTATGCTATACCGAGTGCACGTTGCTTTCTGGTATATTCATGTACAAGTCATTGTGCGAAACACAAACGGAAAATCATGGATAGGTTGGTTCAACATGATTGATGATCGTGGAAATGAAAATAGCAGCAAAAGTATGGAACATATCCGGGAAATCCGAGATTTCATAACCCATGATAGCAATTGGTCTGAAGTAATAATACGTATTGGTAATATAGAACATCAATTTAAAAGATATGTCACTTAAAAAAGCAATTATTGCAAATTTGCCACCCTCTTGGGACCAAGTCCTCAGAGAAGAAAAAAAGTTAACTGCTTTTGTTAACTATCTGTATGATCAAACTCCTTATACAATGAAAGGGAGTCGTAATTGGAAACGCGGATTGGAGAATATTAAACTTGGTTTTAGAGTACACCCTATAGATAGAGTGATTAATCCAGATAAAACCAAAGAAGGTCCTCAATACTGGCGACAAATAGCTTTCAAAATCTACAAATTAGAAGAATCATGGAAATAATTCAGTATGTTAAATGGACCAAACCTGGTGAACGTGAATTACTCAATTCTATAATTGAAAAAGGTTTACCTAGATTTGAGTTCTGCAAAGAAGTATCTAAGGCATTCAACATAAATAATGCTGAAGCTGCGATAGTATATTCAAGATTCAAAAATTTAATTGAAGAAAATCAAAAATAATAAATTATGACTGAGTTAAAAGAAGGTCTTTGGATTGCAAAAGGCGCAAACATCAATGTACTTCTTAGATTAAGTGGTACATCCCCAATGCTGGTAGTAATGGGCGCAATCGATTTAAACCATTTCTATAAAACTGGTGTTGCTAGAGAACTTAGTAAGGATTCTATTGAAGTTATGACTATTATGCAGTATCCTGAAAATTATATCTTCTCTAAACCATCTACATCAGATGCAATACTTGAAGATACTGATGTATCTTATGCATTTGAAAAAGCTGACATTACAGATGAAGCTAGAGAAAACATAACTAAGTTCTATCAAGACATATTACCTGCTGGTAAAGATCTTGCATGGCGTAAAACAGTTATATATGCAATGACCAACTATAAGCTCAAATTGAATCAAGCAAATTTTGTCATAACTAACATCATTAACAGACTCAAACATATGGCATAATGTGTACTTTCAAAGAGCTTATAAAAAACTTAAATGACAGACTTGCTGATACTCCAAAATATCAGTTTCACTTAGATTTAGTTTATGACAGTAATCCTAAAACTATCAATAACTTACCTAATGTAGAATACTTAGGTAAAGCAGATAGTATAATAGAAGATACTGCTGTAATACCAGATTCTTTATCAAGTAAGATTATCTGGAATAAAACAAATATGCAAACCGTTAAATGGATAAACAGAAGATTATGGGCTCCGCTCCTAGAAGATCTAATGAATAACCGCTTAACAAGCATAAATACTCGTTTTGTTCGACTTAGAATAGCTGCAAATATGTGCACACATGATGCAGTAGTTGGTCTAACAAATGAAGAAAAAGAAGAATGGAGACAACATCTAACAGATTTGTTCTATAGACGTTGCTTTGCAATTAGTACTTACTATTGCACAGAGATTGAAAAACTCCCATTTTAACACAAGGCTAGTAATCATTGGGTTGGTTACTAGCCACTACATTAATACTTTTAGCCTATGACACAAGAATTAATAACTCTTGTAGATCAAGCAAAGAGTGGCAATGACTTAGCCTTTTCAAAGCTATACAAGCAATATAAGGGTTTAATCAGATATATTATATATGGGATTGTACGAAATATAGATCTTACCGATGATTTAGTTGCAGATACATTTGCAAAAGCGTACAGTAAATTAAACACTTATACAGATCATATCTCATTTGAGATGTGGTTAAAGACAATAGCTGTCAATAATGCTATAGATTTCATCAGACATACCAAGCGTGAAAAGTATGATGCTTACATCGATGATGAAGATAATCCTATTCAACTACCTGACAACGTAATCGACCCAGAAGATGAATACGCAATCAGTGAAATGTTAGATAGAGCATTAAAGACTATACCAACACTTAAAAAGGAATATCGAGACTTGCTAAATGCACGTATTGATAATATGTCCTACAAAGATATTGCTATCAAGTTTGGTCTGAAAGAGAATACAGTAAAATGTATCCTCAATAAAGCCAGACAAAAGCTAAAGCAAAAAATAAATTATTAACAGATAATATCAATAACAATGTCAAGCTTTATTTATTTGCTCATTGCAGCATTGATTTCTTTTGTATTCGCAAGAATGCATAAGAATCCTAAGATGTATACTAACTTAGTCAGTTGCATCTTGTTTGGCTTTGTTGTAGGTATGGGGTTCCAACATGCGGTTGCAAACGCAAAGAAGGAACTTCCCAGTAATGTGGTAGTCACTACAGCAGTAACTCCCATGTCACAGCCTTCCTCTGCTATTGTAGAGACAGTTGAAGACACATCGGTGACAGGTCAGGATACAGCTACTGGTGACACTGTAGTAACTAACACTAATCACTTTCCTACACAGCCAATAACAAGCGAAATTATCGATGATTCCTGAGCTTCCAAATCGGAAGCAATATTAAGTAATAACAGAATTCATCAAGTTTATAACTCTTTAAAATTATCAAAATTATGAGTAAGAAAAACAAAGGCGGGAAGACCGCATCAGCAAAGACTTTGGCAACAGTTAAAACAAAAGCAGTAGCTACTCCTGCCAAAGCAACAGAGGAACCTAAGAAGGAAGAAACTCCGAAGATTCCTGATAACGCAACAGTTTATCAGAAGGCTGTCGCATTTCGTAAGCATCCTCACATGATGTGTATCAATTGGAAGATTGAGAAGGATGCTAAGAAGATCGAGAACATTATCGAGAACTGGAAGAATACCGAAACTGGTGAGCCTTTCAGTCTCAAGTATCCTGTAACTTGTGTTAAAGAAGGTGATGGAATTGATGTAGAACGCATCCGCACAGGTGTTGTAAACCCTGTTAACATTGCTCCCACTAAGACAAAAGAACAGATGCTTGAAGAAGCAGCTGCAAAGGCCTCTGAAGAGCCCGCAGAAGAGCCTAAGAAGGAAGAGAAGCCTGCTAAGCCTGCTACTAAAAAGGCAGAGAAACAGCCTAAAAAGCCTTCTAAGAAGGATGAGGTTATTACACCTGAGGTAGTTGAAGAGCCTGAAAAGAAGCCTGCACCGGTACTTTCAATCCCTAGTGCATCAAATACTGATGCAATTGATGCTAACCATAGTATTGACTTGCTGAGCGCTTTGCAGAAGCGTCGCGAGGAGTATACTAAGGAAGGTCTCAATGAATTGCATAAGTCCACTGGTAAGCAAGTAGATGTAATGCTGTTCGTACTGATCGACCAGTGGAATAACCAAATTACCCGCAACGCAGAAACAGCCGGCATTAAGCTGAATCAGCAAATATTTGAAGAAATCCGCGCCGCTGGTAATGAACTGCTTGGTACTAAATTACTTGGTACTAAGACTCCTGATGGTCAGCTCGAATTAGACTTCAAGAAGTCTATTGAAAATGCACCCCAGGAAACTAAAGATGCCCTTGCCGCAGATGCAAAAGTAAAGACAATTACTGCTGTCCCTGAAGCATCTACCTGTACAACAGAGGAAGAGAAAGTAAATGCTTTACGCTCCATCTTAAAGATGAAGAACGGTATGTCAACTAACTTGCAGAATGCAGTTGATTTCGCACGTGCCGCATTCGACTTGAAAGATGCACCTACTGCACAGATATTGGCAATCATCTTCGATAAGCTGAATAGTACTCCTAGCACATTAATGCTTGGATTCACTAACGCAGTATTTAAGAATCTGCAGGAAAACCACTCTATTATCCCTGCTCACGCATGGTTAAAGACAAAGTTCCCGCAGTATGACGACAAACAGATTTCTCAGATGGTACAAGTATTTGTATCACGAGGTATCGCTGACAAAGCTCAGCATGAAAATGTCGCGTTCGATAAGCTTGTTGGTACTTATAGTAATCTCATCAGTGATGCTAATGACGACCTGATCAATCGTATAGTAGACCTGAAGGAAGACGATAAGAACTACGAGAAGAACCTTAAGAAGATCTGTCTTACTAAGGATTATAAGAACATCGGCATTACTGACTCACACATTAATCCTGCAAAGGTAATTAACTATGTGAAGTTAGCGTATGGTACTGATATGGATAACAAGTCACTGAAGACCCAGATGAAGCAAATTATTGCTCTCTATCATGGTAATAAGATTGGTGCTCCGTTATTCTACATTGAGAAGTCTGCGTATGCGTCGAAGTAATTAACTTCAAAACATATCAAATGAAAAAGGTAAATACTTTATTGACGTTAGCAATGCTAACTATCGGTGGTTATATTGGTTTTATGTCTGATTTATCGACAACCTCCACCGCTCACGAAGTAATCGTCCCAAGATTTACGGACGTACCTCGACAATCACAGGCAACTTTCGACATTAACTTGAACAATAATACCGTCTCAGCAGAAGGTATAGAACAGAATGTCGTAGTAACTATCCAGAAAAGGGATAGCATCATCTATCGAACTAAAACTGTAGACAGACCTGTTTATGTTAAAGTTCGAGAAACGAGACCTATGAGACAGAAGACAGTCAGTTGTACGAGTGTCTTAAAGACAGAGATGCCTAAATCACTGTCTCTTGCCAACTAATGTAGGAGATTAGTTGGGCAGCACATAATACTGGAGGCTTGAGTCATAGCTACTACTATGCTAAGTGAACGAAGGTATAATAACGTGTTGTGTCTATACGCTGCTAATAGACTGAAAAAGCAGCACGAAAGCGGGTCAGCGTGCATTACCCGACGAAATGAGAACCGACTGGTGATTTCAGAGACGCAGCGAGTAATCAGCTGATTACAGAGCTAAACTATGCAAGGGGCTCACCGAACCTCTTAAGATACTCGCAGATGCATCAGCATTTGAATCAGAAAGGAGTATTAAACGGTACAGCCGAGTCACCAAAGCTCAGCTGTTGCACATACTTTAGGGTAGCTCCAAACTCCCCTGTATCTATAAGGTACAAAAATGCTCTGTAGTGTTCTATACTATATTATGTACAGTCAAGTTGTGACTTAATGCGTACATAAGCGGTATATATGAAGGCAGTAACTTTATCATTATAGCACTATTTATGTTTGAGTAGGTATAACCTATAATCCAATGCCGAAAGGCTAATCCTAAGCTTGTATTACCGTGTAAACGGAGGGATAGAGTGACAAAGTGAGTAGTAAATTGGATGTCTCTAGACTGCGCAACATAAAGGCGTTTGCAAGAACGCGTTCTTTAACTATAAGGAATGTGTGTACTAAGTAACGATAAAACAAAATCAGTTGTCATTTATCTGATTAACTCTAGTTGTGGCTTTGCCCCGGAGATAAAATGACTAGTGGATGAAGCGCACGATAACGCTATTTCGACCTAAACAGGATAGCATAAATGTTTAGTTTATTTGAAGACCAGTGATGGCTGGTTGACCCCTCATCATCAGAGTTCGTACCTTTTGCTATAAAGGTGCACTTAATTGTTGATGCCGTTCACCCAGAACGTCTACATGAAACAATTATTTAGGGTAGCACGAAACCGTTATATGACGGCGTATTGCAAGAGTGGCAGCCTTAGCGGGAAGCGACGGATTTATATGTAAGCCCATTCTATACCACGCTGCTGACAACAGCTATACCAAACAAGTGACAATTAACATTATTAACTAACCAATGAGGAAGTTCAATGGTAGGTTTTGGCAAGTAACTCGATTGAAAGCCTTCTCCGAGCCACCCTCGACTGTACAGAGCGCAGTGAGATGCGTGAATGCACAGGATGATCTCTTCTCTGTGCATTGCCATACTGACATAGACACTCAGTAAAGCACATACGCAAATATGTGCCTAAAAGACGTTGACGCAAACCGTAAGTATTCATTTATACTTGCTTACTAGCTGAGCGGTGGAAATCCGCAAATGGTCGTGCAGAATAAGAACAAAGTCGTAAGTACACGCTATAGAGTAAACTATACGAGTGGGTGTTTTGAAACATAAACAGCTCAATAAAACCGGTAATGTGTAACCGATAATCAACCAGCAGTTGTAAGCTGTAAGATAGCACAGTACTCCTTACTATAACAGGAACCGAGCACGGTTGCAGACCTGTTAGGCTCGTTAAATAATCAGTGTCGCAATAGTTAACAGTTATACTATCTAGGATGGGTATACATCTCCTACCGTTGGAGTCCCGTCGCATTTCTTTAAGTGTGGACTAGTAGATAGTCTTGAGTAGTTAACTATATAACTCACGTTTAAGCAACAAATTAGTAATGAAGAACAGCTGACTCACTTGTCTAGTGAAGTAAAGTCCTACGGGGAATGCTGAGTAACGAAAATCGTTACGCTCTAGTAATTATGCAAAAGCCTTGTAATTATGTTGCCGAGACCTAAAAACAAATTTTATCAGTCTATAACAAATATTATCAGACTAAATTCGTTCTATCGAGTTCATATTGTTTGAATACAATTAGTGGCATTTGAAGTTTAAATTAAACGAAGTCAATAAGCGACTTACCACTACCGTAAATGGGCTCGATACCGACAACTTAATTAACCCTAGTTTATCAACATTTTAATCAAAAGAAAGGAAATAAGTTATGAAGACAGTTTCTGAAAGTGTATTTACACACCCTGAGAAGTTTACACAAAGTGAAATAGCAAACTTACGGCAGAAGATCGTAATGTTTGGACAGACTCTTATCGGTCGACGCATTGTCTGCCCGATTTGTGATAACCTTGATTTGAATTACACTCGCAAGGTTAAGGGCGAAGTTACTGGCCTGGCCACTAACAAGCCGTTGAAGAAGTGTATGGTTGAAACCGTAGATATTCTGTCGGTCGATATCGTAAAGAATATTAATGATCAGGTTATGATTCAGTTCAATGGTAACCCCGAGCTGCAGTTTGACCTGAAGTCAGACATCGGTAACATCACAAATGCTACCACTGAGGATGTCTACGAAGCATTACGGAAGTATGCAGCCACTAAGGAGCGTACACCGTTCTATAATGTTAAGATGGTAACTGATGTAGTTACTGCCGAGAACAACAACACGCGTAATGCGATCATCAGCATGGTGGATGAGCTGATGGCGCAGGGTTCATCTCTGGAGATCATTAATAAGGCTACCCAGGATGATACTCAGGCGTACTACGAGTCTCTTGGTGAGTAATTAAATTTACGCACTTATGTACGACAGCAAGCCTATAGATGCCCAGCATCTGAAAATGCTTGAACTGTTATTAATGGACCCAATAATTGCATCTGCAGTACGTTTGGATGGAGTACGGTCAGATGTAGTAATTGTCCAAAGCGATGGATCCTTACGGTTCCAGAAGAGCAAATATGGATGGATTTGTAAGCTCTTCGATTACTATAAGGATATGTCTTTCGTGGATGTAACAGTACGTATAGCTTCGGCTATTACAAGCAATGGTACAAATCGTGACGATGATAGCTTGGTTGGAATTATCAAAGAAACGGTTGATAAAGTACTTAAAGAGAATCGTAAAGATGAAGTAATTGAACTCCTCTTGGCCTATACAATGTTCTTTAACGAGAACAGCATACTACGGCTTAGATACAAACAGGACACTCCGCAGCCTGCAAAAAGCGGAAAAGGAATTAATCTCGATGGCCATGGATGGATGCAATGCCGAGTCGATTTAGGTTCCGAAAGCTTCCCTGCGATTGTTGAATTCAATACAAGAAAATAGGAACTTAAACTATATGTGCCGTTTGGTTGGAGGCACTTTAGTTTCTGTTTTCATAGTTCATCAATCTTTAATTTAACAATAATGCGTAAACACTTTATTGGTTGGCTGTGTTTACGCATTATTTATGCTTCCGATAATGTTATTACGATAACTAAACAGGTAGACCTAGAGAAGAAGAATAGGTTGTCACTTCGATGTGAACGGAAGCACGATGAATTTCTTTTTTAATCATTGTTTTTACTTTTACGTTATTTGATTATTGCCACTACCACTCGAGAGAGCAGTAGTGGTTTTTAGGCTATTAATGCAGTTGCTAAGCTTAATAGCTACACAGGTAGATGTTTAACTTAATTATCAACAATTTAAACATCAAATATATAAAATGAAAGCAAACAAATTTATCGAGAAGCGTGATAAAATTTCATCAGATATTTCTAAGTATTGGAACATTATTCATGTAGAGAATGTCGTTAATAAGAATTACCAGCGTACATATGATTTAAAGAAGATATATGAAGATATCCAATCCTTAGCAGAGGAACGTATTATGGTTAAGCTTAAACTACTTTGTATCAATCTTGGTTTAAAGAAGTTTAGTGACTTGCCGACAGATTGTAACCAGATAGATGTATTCCGTCTGTGTGAGTTGCAGGAAATGAAAGTACGTTTAGGTCAGATTAAGACCCTTAATCCTGCTTTAGTAGCAAAGAAGGGTAAAAAAGGCCTTAATAAGACACAAGTTTTGACCGCACATTGGGTTAAAGCACGAATTGGAGAATTAGACTTGAAAATTATTGCACTTAAAGACAAAATTGCCAAGTTTAATGAAGAAACAGAATTTGATGATTCTGAAGCTCCGACAACACTTACCGCTTAATTATACAGCAAACAGAACCTCACTGCATCCCATAAGAACTGCAGTGAGATCATTTTAGTATTAACAATTTAAATTTATCAAAAATGGGAAATCAAAACATAGCATATAATCGTTACGAGAAGAAAATGTCGAAATACCGCCAGAATCTTGCAAAGCGCGATAACAAAACAAAAGCAAACGCTTGGTTAGAATGGAGTGGACATTCATGCATTCCTGAAAAAGAAGCAAAAAACCAACAGAATGGTATGTATGAATACGTAACCACAAAGCGACACGGTATAATCGTATCTCGTTATAAGTATAAGTTCAATTGGAACGCTGCTGCAAAATCTGCAAAACAGTATACGCATGATGTAACTATAAAAGAACATGTTCACACCAAGTTCAACTGTGATAAAGACCTCTCTGAAAAAGAATTGGCTATACTTACAACTATGTGTGAACACGATAAACAGCGTAAGACTGAAAAGCAAATGCAGCTCAGCAATTATAAGAACGCTCGACTGAAAAAGATAGAAGATTCTCTACGAGAAGATTATCTCGAAAAAGTACCTTTCAGTCAGTACCATTATAAACTCGTAAACGAGTTGTATAGTGACAATAAACAAGACAGAATCATGAAACAGCAAGCTCTTGCTGTTAAACATGATAAAACCATTTCAGCTTTGATTGAGAAAATAAAGTCTATGAAGGAGAAGTACTATTACCCTCTACCGAAAAAGGAAAAGTTCATTGGTAAGATACCCGTATACCAGTATAAGGGTAAGCTCTATCGTATGGCACAACCTATGCCGGAAGAAATAGTATTAGTATGTGATGATGAAACAAAATCAAAAGCTGCGTAATGCCAGATGACTTTTATGGGGTAAGTCGGTAAAGAACCCCATATGCCGAGATGACGAAATAGGTAGACGTAAAGGACTTAAAATCCTTCGATCATTGCGATCGTGCGGGTTCGATCCCCGCTCTCGGTACAATTAAATACGAAGAATATGAAGATAAGAGGAAAAACAGTATATGTCTACGATATTGAAGTATTTCAGAATGTGTTCCACTGTACTTTAGTAAACAGTGAAACCGAAGAAGTATATCGATTCGAATGTTCTCAACGTAAGAACAACTTAGACGAAATGTGTCGATTCTTTTTACGTAAAGACGCACATTTCTGCGGGTATAATAATGCCCACTATGATGATCCAATCATCAATTACTGTATTGAATTTTTCTCTAATTCTAAGTATGCTTATTCAACAATTTGCCAATCCATATTCAATCTCTCATGTACTATTACACAAGAGAAAAACAACCTAGAAAGTTGGAAGAAATGGAAATATGCAAAAAACTTCCCATCATTGGATTTACTTACCATGCTGTATAGCAAGGCTTTACGTGTTTCTTTGAAAGAAATGCAAGTAACAATGATGTATAAAACTGTTCAGGAATTCAACTGTGATTGGAATTTACCGTTACAGCTAGACCAGATTGACGACATGATTAAATACAACCTTAATGATGTGTTGTCAACTCTTGAACTACTAAGACGATGTGAGAAAGATATACTTCTTCGTATTGACATTGAAGATAATTATCATATAAAATGTCTTTCTAAAGATGGCGTTGGTGTAGGTGTAGATATACTTAAAACAGAGTATATGCAAAACACCGGAATAACATGGGATGTCTTACAAGATTTAAGAAGTCCTATGCCGATGATACACCTAAAAGATGTAATACTACCTAATATAGAATTTAAAACTCCAATATTAAAAGATCTGCTTACTGAAATGAAACAGTTAACTGTATCACCAGGTAGAGATGGTTGGAATAAGAAATTCTTATTAAACAATCTAACAGTATCTGTTGGAGTAGGCGGTATTCACAGTATAAATGAACCTGAAATAATCATACCTAAGGATGATGAGATATTACTCGATACTGATGCAAACTCACTATACCCTAGTTTGATTATTCAATACGGTTTCGTACCACCACATCTTGACAAAGAACAGTTTATAAAGATATATCGTCGTATCTACGAAGAAAGATTAGCAGCTAAAAAAGCAAAACGTAAACTTGAAGCAGATACTAAGAAATTAGTACTAAACTCTGTAACAGGTAACTACCAAAACGAATATAGTTGGCTATATTCACCGTTTGCAGTAATGCAAATTCGTATGAATGGCCAATTACTACTTTTAATGCTTTCTGAGCGACTTTTAGAGCTTGGAGCTACAATCTATCAGCTCAACACAGATGGTGTCTTATACGGCCTAAAAAAGGCCAAATACGACGAATTACAAGCCGTCATAGCTGAGTTTGAGAAAACCAGTCGTCTTACATTCGAAACCGAACAGTTTGATAGCTTTTACCAGCTTGCAGTTAACGATTACTTTGGTAAACAGGGTGATAAAGTTAAAGAAAAAGGATGTTTTATTACTGAAGTAAAACTTGGTAAAGGGTTAACCCCTAAAATCATACCTAAAGCTGTAGAGAAATATTTCTTTGAAGATGTTAAACCCAAAGACTATATCCCTACAGTAACAGATATCAAGGATTTCTTGATGTCCGAAAAGACTGGTAAACAGTGGTTTGTTGAATATAATAATATAAGCCAACAACGAACAAATAGGTTTTATGCTTCTACTGATGGACACTTCTTATGGAAATACAAAATCGAATACGGTATAAAGAGTTATCAGAATATGCTAACAGCATCTGGTGTTACTCTACTAAATGATTTTGATGACCTTAAAGAACAACCAAATATCAACTATGCTTACTACATAGCAGAAGCAAATAAAATAATAAACCAATTAAAAACGAAGCAACTAAGTCTGTTTTAACAGATTTTCTCATACGTGTATCCTAAGCTTAGTGCATAACATTTATATTATGATACTAGAATTAGATACGACGCTACTCGAGGTTTTTCCGAGTATAAACATAAACCAACTAGTGTTTTTAACTCTCGTATTGAATGGAAATAATCAAAGCAATCAAGACGTTCACTTGTTACTCAGCCGAATAAGCGAAACAGAAATACAAGAGTTAATCGACAATGGACTTATCGCTGTTACTACTTCAGGCGATAATAAAATTTATGAAAGTACACAGTCACTCAAAGATGCCCTTAAACAGGACAAGACTTGGTTTGACTACTTTTATGAAGTATTTCCAGTGTATGTTACTAGACCTGACGGTACTAAAGGCTTCTTACGTTCTAACATTAACAAATGTCGTAAGGAATATAACAGAATCGTTGGCAAATCTAAAGCAATGCACGAACATATCCTTGACTGTCTCAAGTATGAGATAGATGAGAAGACTATAACCGGTAAACTCGGTTATATGAAAACTATGTGGAAATGGCTCACTCAAAGAGAGTGGGAGTCTATTGAAGAACAAATGAATTTTAACCCAATTACGTATGAACGAACCAGAACTCCAGACAACAACGGCGGCTACGGCTCCAATTTATATTAAGCCAATCAGCATAGTAGCTGATGAATCAGCTAAATATATTAAAGCTAGAAAGTCTCACGAAATAGTCGCTTTACGGAGTAGATGGAATAAGTTCAACAAAGCTACTGGAGGTATAGAACCTAACATGGTATTCACCATAGCAGGTATCTCTGGTAGTGGTAAATCTTCGTTTGTAAATACTTTAGCATTCGATTTAATCGATTGCAACCCCAATCAGGAAATCGTTATTCTAAATTTCAGTTTTGAGATGGTGGGTTACCGTAATATAGGTAGAACAATTAGTAATAAGCTTAGAAAAACAACTTCTGAGCTTTACAGTGCTGCTGAAGACCTCAGTGATGATGATTACGCTAAAGTTCTTACTACGGTAAACTCAATAAAAAAGTATCCCATATACTATGTGGATACACCATGTTCTGTTGCAAAGATGGAAGAAACGATTACCTACTTTCATGATACCGTTGCTAAAGGCAAATGGTTGATTGTCATCCTTGACCACACATTGTTGGTCGAGGGTGATACTGAAAGAGGTACCTTGGTCGATTTACAGAAAATGTTTATTCGAGTAAAGAAGCTATCCTTTACTACGATTATACAGCTTTCACAGATGAATCGAAACATTGAACAACCTGAGCGACTAAACAACCCGTCAAGTCATTATCCTATAAGAAGTGACTTGTCAGCTTCAGATGCAATATTTCACGCGAGTGACTTTGTAATTGTTATGAATCGTCCCGAAATGTTAAATCTTGCTATATATGGAGTCCAACGTCTACCTGTAAAAGATCGTGTATACTTACACTTTCTCAAAGTCAGAGATGGTGAACCGTGTATACTCGAATTTAAAAATGATCTCCGTTATAACAATTTAATAGAGACGACCATACAACCTGAAGCAAAAGATAATTTAAGTAGTAATTTAAAAAATAAGGCTGAACTATGAAACAGTTTACTATAACTCTTCCCAAGAAAAATATTGATCCTAAAGGTACTTTAAAGTCTCGCATCCTGCACGAAGTAGCAACTAAGTTCCCGTTCCTGAAGTGGCACGGTGTTGATACCCCTGAAGATGAGATGAGCAGTATTTCATTTGCTGGACCTGGTGACAAGCTGATTTTCGGTTTGGATCCTGAGGCTGAATTTGCAGCACTGAACTTTCCTCCTAAGAACTGCCCGTTGTTAGATGGTATCCGCAACTATAACTTGCCGCAGGATTTGGATCTTGCATTATATCGCTTGCATAAGTATGCAGCTGAGGTGAAGAATAATGACGATAAGGGTTATGACTTCTTGATTGGTAATACCCCCGTTCGCATCTACCAGAAGTTTATTCAGATTGGTAACACGGTTATTCCGTTCGAAGATCCTTATAAGTTTCTGAAGTATAAAGACGAAGCAGATCAGATTACTATTATTAACATCTTGATTAACGTAAGTAACGCTGACGAGATTAACGATTTGTTTTAATCTACTTTATTGATTCCTATTCCAGATTTTATCAGATTTTACCAAACAATCAGTAAAGTATTAACTTATTTATAATATGTTGATACTCCCAACTGAAAAAAGCAAACCTAAAGTTTGTAATCCAAAGACTCTCATCTTATTTGGCCGTCCTAAGGCTGGTAATTAAATTGCCGTTTATACGAGGAATCGTATAAATTATTATCGGACAAAATCGGTGAAAGCTGTGATGCTAATACCGAGCAAATTATAGATATTACGAAAGGATCTATAGCTGCGTAACGCGTAGGAGTTGAATAAATATAACACTCCCAAGAGTGCCCGACATCTAGAACAGATGAATATGTACGCTGAACTGCAACAAAATGAAGTTGCAGAAGTTAGGATAAAAAGCCTAGCGATAACAAATTGAAATCAACCTTAATGGCCGCCCTTGATAACAACCTAATCATCGATTTGGAAAACGGTTATCAGGCTTTGGAAGCAATGACAGTACAGGCACGGTCTATTCAGGACTTTGCCGATATTGCCAATGCGATCCGTGAGAAGATGAAAGAGAATGGAGGACAATTCCCGTATAAGTATATCACTATAGACAATGCTACTAGACTTGAAGAGATGTGTCTGA